TTCAAAATGGTGGCGAACATGTTTTTGAAAATGCTATTGCTGGGACTGGTGGAAATAACATAACATGGAATACACGCATGCTGATAACAAGCGGCGGCAATGTGGGGATAGGGACGACGAGTCCGAGTGCCACACTCCATGTCAATGGTACCATCCAAACCGGTGGCATATCAGGTGGTTCGGCAGTACCTTGGAAATTAGGTAATGCATCCGCTGGTACTACAAGCACAACAATTTTAATAACAGTAGAGGTCAATGGATCAACATATCTAATTCCAGCAGCAGCAGTATAAAACAAATATAATATGAAACAATGGATCATCTCCGCAATGGAGTGCAAGCCCGCAGAGGGCGAATTGACAGACGTGGTAATCGTTATCCACTGGCGTAGACAGGCTACGGAAACTATAGACGGCAAAGAATATTCCGCCGACATTTATAACACCTACTCCTGCTCTGCCCCTACAGGTGACTTTACCCCTTACGAGAACCTAACATTCGAGCAGGTATGTGGATGGCTCGAGGCTGGCATGGATGTCGAAGCAATCGACGCTGCCCTTGACAGCAAGATCGCCTTACAGGTAAATCCCCCAGTGGTGAGCCTGCCCCTGCCGTGGGTAAATGTGGGTGTAAATCTCTCTAATATAGAGAGCGAGTAACCTATATTTGCAAAAAATACCAACCATGCTAGATTTCAATGTAGCACTTAAGGGCCTAGACGGTCTGGAAGTGAAAGACGAAAAGGGAGAAAACGTAACAATTGGCAAGCTTCTCGCAAGCCAGTTGGCATTTACTAACAAGGGCGACGCTCTTAAACTGTTCCACTGGGCTCAGAAGATGTACTCTGGTGAGTCTCTGGATCTGGACAAGAGCGACGAGTCTGTACTGAAGGAGTTCATCAAATCGAATGATCAGCTGACAGTACTGGCCAAAGCCCAGATGCTGAACGTATTTTAATGACAGATGGCGAACAGTTTTGAAACGAAGATTAGGGCGTGGTTAACGCCGGGACTCATTACCGCTTTCGGTATTATCTCTTGGTCTATGATTGAGGAGATCCGTTCAGATGTGAAACTCCTCCTGAACAACGACGCACAGACACGTATCCGTCTCGAAGCTCTTGAGAGCAGGATGGAAAGAACTGAAAACCTTCTCTTCGGTGACAAGCTGTTCGCCATTAAACCTGATGAAATTGAATTACCTAAAAAACGTAAGTAAGGGCTGGAGGACATCTCTGATCGGGGCATCGATTATTATCGCCGCCTTGGTAAGTGTTTTCACTAAGGAGTCCATCACGTGGGTAGATGCCGTGGTAGGTATCAGCCTCGGGGTTGGATTACTATTCGCACCTGACGACGCTATAACAAAAGCAAACAAGTGAGGTACCTGTTAATCATACTGCTGTTTTCCTGCAACCCTGTCAAGCAGGTCTTAAAAGACCCAAAGAAGTTTGATCAGGTGAAGGATGCCGTCATACGTTCGGGAGCGTGTGCAAATGATACTATCACTATTAGCAAAGATTCTATTGTTTATAAGGACTCTATTATAGAGAAACAGATTAAGGTTCCTTGTGCAGATTTCGATAGCACTATCAATGGCGCTCGAATATCTGTCAGCTCGGGGGTATTAACGTACTCACATAACTGTAAAGAAAAAACAATCATAAGAACAGTAACAAACAACATCCGAGACAAGTCATTGGAAAACATCTTAAGGTCTGATATAAAGGGCAGAGACAGTGTGATCAACAAGAAGTCTTTAACTATTAAAGAAAAGGACGTTGAGATCAAGTCTCTTAAGGGTGACCTAAGATGGGAGAAGTTTAAGCTGTGGCTGGTGTTCTTAATCGCCGGTCTGATAATATTTAGAAAACCCTTAATAAGAATGATATGGCCCTTTTCAAGGTAATGGCATCTAAGGATGGCCGAACAGCATGGGTTGCGAAAGGCAAGAACCCAATCACCGGTAGGGATATGACCCTACGTGGTGGTGAGGCAAAGCACCGTGGCAAGTGGGGCAAGAAGGGTGGAAAGACCGAGGGTCAGGTGAAGAGCTACTTCGCAAGACACGCTGGCAACAAGAGCCCAGTTGCGTATATCAACGACAAGAACTGGAGGGAAGGTAGTCAAATTGGGAAATCTGTGAACATCCCTACTGAAAGATTTAAGAAATGAATATTCAAGATATACATAACATCGTTCTGTTCATCCTCGACAAGGAGCAGCAAGGTTTTACTACTCACGAGGATATAGACATGATGCTGGACTCTGCCCAGATGGTGTTGTTTAACCAATACTTTAACAATCCTAAAGTGCCAGCAGTAGCACAGCCACAGAGCTACCAGCAGAACCAGCGTGTTCATGATAGCTTGTCTGCATTTAAGGAGCGTTACACTTTTGTTAATGGCGATACTCCTTCTGGAGTTGTCACGCTACCATCAAACTTTATGCACCTTCTGAGTGTGTACACTACGGTGTACAACAACACCCTGCAGAGGAATGTATACTCAGCCGTTCAGGTTATACCAGAGGATGAGCTGATTGAGCGCCTTGAGAGTCAGGTAATACCTGTAAGTCAGGATGATCCTATTGCTATTATGAATAAGCAGAACAGGATCCAGCTCTTCCCAGAGTCTGCTGCTACTGGCGGTGTTTACTATCTGCGTCGCCCTGCAAGACCAAGGTTTGGATACACTCAGTCAGGTCGTGTGATTACATACAACCCGACACAGTATGATCCATCTACCCAGCCTACTGGTTCACAGCAGCTGGAGTGGAAGCAAAGCGATATCATGAACGTGATCGTGATTGCATTACAATACATTGGTATTAACCTGTCATCTGCTGACGTAGTTCAGTATGCTGACGCTAAAGATAAGGAAGGAGTATAATGTATTTCCTATATCGACATATTAGGTTAGATAAGAACGAGCCTTTCTATATCGGTATAGGCACTGCTAGGAGTAACGCTACTAATCATGTTGGATACTATGGAAGAGCATACTCTCAAGCAAACAGAAATAGGTACTGGAGAAACATAGTTAGTGTTACGCCTTATGATGTAGAGATATTGTTTGAGACTGATGATAGAAAAAGGATAGAGGATAAAGAGATTGAAATGATAAGCCTATATGGCAGAAAGGATAAGGGAGAGGGATCTTTATGTAACCTTAATTCTGGAGGTGTTTGCGGTCTAGATAAATCTAGAGATGCAATAAATAGGCAGATTGCTACAGCTAAGAAAAATGGCACATACGATGAAATGGTTAGAAGGATTTCTGAGTATGGAAAGAAAAGTATCAGGATCGGTATAGATAGTCATGTTAGAAGAGATGTGTATGTTTATGATCTTAGTGGAAAATACGCTGGACACTACTATACAATGACTAGCTTTGCTATAGAATATAAATCACACAGCTCTTATGTATCCAGAAGAATAGACTCGTTTAAACCTATTAAGGGTGTTTATGTTTTTAGTAAATACATGGGCGATCTGATTGATAATTCCGGTTTTATATCTTATGACTTTTCTAAAATTGCAAGACACGCTGTTGTTAAAAAGAGTATTACTGTTTTAGATAAAGAGACTTTAGAGATAATAGAGTTTAAAGCAATTGTAGACGCAGCGATATATTATGGTATAAAGAAAGAGAGTCTTTACTCTAAGCTAAAGAGAGGGTCTCTGGAATTTAAAAGATTTAAAGTTATAGTAAAATGACTACAAGGGCCCGTATTAGTGAGCAGATCAATAGGCTTATTGCTGGCAATCCAGTAATATCTGGAAGGGTACACCCTAACGATATTCGTCTGCTGGTTGAGCAGGTTGCCAACAAGATGTTGAAGGCTGACCACTTTGCTGTGAATGTTCCAGAGGGTGACACTATACCTAACAACTTGATGATGTTCACATACGACAACGTGCCTGTGACAACATACAAGACTACACGCAGCAGGGCTAAGCTCCCGAGCATCCCGATAAGCTTGCCAAGGAATATTGGTGTGTTTCACATATCTAAGACTGACGCCATCGATGAACCATTTATTCCCATCCCTTCTGGTATGTATGGAATTATAAAGCCACAGTCGCTCTTAGGAGACCTGTCTGGTTTGATTGGATACGAGGTGGTTGGCAGTGATGTGATATTCACAAAGAACCTTCCCGGTCTTGGAGTTAATAACGTGTTCATCAGACTGGTTGGTGTAGATATGTCTCAGCTGTCTGACTATGATATTCTCCCGATCCCTCAAGATATGGAGGCTGACATCGTAACTCAGGTGTATAACATACTTGCTCAGGTTCCTCCTGCGGACAGAGCGCAAAATATTAACAACTAATGAAGCTGTATACTCTTGATAATATTGTAAGATCTGCACTGGCTGACAGAGGTTACCCTCTTCACTTTTATCTTCAATTCCTTCAGTATGGGATTGATGCATTACGCATGTTAAACTTCGACATCCTTCAGTCGATTAAGAGTGTGCGCCTTCCTGTAAACAGCTATAAGGCTGTGATACTTCCTTGCGACTTTGTAGACATAGTTAGACTTGGAACAGAGACAGGTCAGTATGTGGTTGAATGGGGCCCTAAAGATTCTTTGAATCGCCTTAATGATTTTGATGATCAGGGCAATAAGGTCGCATATCCGGATCCTGAATCAGAGAGTGGTTTATTGCCAAATGATTATGAAGGTTTCTGGCTGTCGAACTATGTTAATGATAAGGGCGAACATATGGGGAGAATCTTCAACAACTTCCCTGCCTTCCGTAACTCATACAAGCTCCTTCGTGAGAGAAATGAGATACAGCTTGATACAGCTTTTGATGGTCAGGAGATTGTTCTTGACTACATCTCTGACGGTCTTACGACTGACGCAAGCAACTCTATCCATCCGTATGCTATTGATGCTATCAAGGCTTACATATTCTGGAAGATGAAGGAACACGCTAGACAATACAATCTGTCTGAAAGAAGAATCGCTGAAGATCAGTTTTACAATCAGCTCCGTCTTCTCAAGGGTAGAATGAATGATATGGACTATACCACCATTGTAAGATCAATGGCTCGCAGTTATGGCCCAGTAATTAGAAACTAATGAAGAGTAAGAAGATACTTGTCCTCGGGATCAACCAAGATGATTCCTATCCTTTCTTGGATGCGAAAGAATATCTGCATGCATTAAACATGCGATTTGCCACCACAGAGAATGGCAAGGTTGGTCAGCATTCTAACATTGAGGGTAATGTTATCAAGAATAATGCAGGTGCCTTTACTTTACCTGCAGGACAGAATACAACTATTGGCGCATTTGAAGACACCCCGAACCGTCGGGTTTTCTTCTTTAATAAAAACTCTAATGGTAATCATGGAGTTTACTGCTATGATGCAGATAACGATACTGTATACATAGTTTTACTAAGCTCTCAGGTGGTTGGCGGTCTTAGCTTTGACAGTCTGATTCACTCTGTGGATATGTTTGAAAACCTTCTGTATTGGACAGATGGGGTTAATCCGCAGAGAAGAATTAATGTTGAGGCTGGTATTAAACTAAACCAACCTTCTTACTCTACCACTGTACCTCCTTATATTCTAAACAGGAACAGCTCGGGGGGAACCGGAACCACACATATGGCAAGCTCTGTGATCAACCTGATCAGGAACCAGCCTTGGGCTCCGCTTTCTGTAACGCCTAGCAATGATAGTGGTTATGGAAACAACTTTATAAGAGAAGAAGCTTTCCAGTTTGCTTATCGATTTGTCTACAGAGATAAAGAGGTAAGCACATTGTCGCCACTTTCAAGAACTGTAAACTATCAGTCTGCTAACAGGGTTATTGTAAACATACCTTATGCTCAAAAGATTGAGCAGGATGTTATCAGGGTTGAATTGATAGTTAAGTATTTAACTGGCGGAAGCTATTTCGTAATACACACATTTAAGAGTGGATTTGTAGAGCACAACGCAGGGACTACTCAGTTAAGTTATGATTTTTATAATGATGCAGCCTTTGCCGCTGTAGATGATGCTAGTGCTGTTAAGCCTTTTGATGCTGTCCCCCGAACCAGCCAGACCTTATCCGTTGCTAAAAACAGATTATTTCTGGCGAACAATAAGGATGGATATGATTCGCCAAATAGTACTTCTTTAAGTCTTGGTTCGACTACTACCACGCTTGACACCGTTCTTGTTGGTAGCTGGTTTAGGGTTAACTTTATTGCTGTAGGTATTGCACGTGTTAGATACATGCTTTACTTGAGCAACGCAGCTGGCTTTCAGAATGGTTATTATAATCCAACAACGCCAGTAAACACTCCTCTGCCAACAACATATAATCATACTACTAACGCTCTTGTTTTTGCAGGATCAACAAACGCTCAGGTTGAGGCTTTCTTAGATGCTCAGTTTGCTGGCCCTGTTATTGTTACATCCATCACGCCTATGAACGTGAACGCCACAATCACTGGCATCCTATCAAACGGGCCGGAGGGATTGAGCGTGTTTAAGAGTTCTTCTTCGTACAGGGCTGGTGTTGTATTCTTTGATGAGGCTGGAAGAAACTCTGGTGTTGTAACTAAGGATTCTGCAAGAATTGTTACAGGTGATCGTGTTTATTCAGACGCAAGTACAATATACACTTCAAGCATCAACTGGTCGTTAGCTCAGAATATTTCAGAGATACCTACTTGGGCCACACACTACTCTGTTGTTAGAACAAAGAGTCTAAGGTATGCATCATTTCTTCAGCTAAGAACTGGAGTTGCTGGTGTCAAATATATTACAAAGGATAATACTGGCGCTTATAATACGCCTGTTAATAATCCTATACCTGCAGGTGTCTTTGGTTTGGCGATTGATATCAGTCAGATGTTTAAGTATAAGATGGGGTACACTTTTGTGCCCGGAAGCCAGATTAGAATTTGGCCATCTTCCGGAACGGGAATGTTGACCTTAAACATCAGAGACACATTCTCAAACTTTATTATTACAGACTTTGTAGACCTTGGAGATACTACATCTCTCAATGCGTTGTACGAAGTTATCATACCGTTTACTTCTTCTGAGTTTGACATATTCTACGAGGTTGGCGAGACATATCAGATTAACAACCCGGGAAGCAATACGAGAAATTACTCTACCTTGAATGGTACCTTCCGTGGTGATGTTACACTAAAGGGAAGGTCAGAGCCAGCCGGTTCTTACTTCTCTGAAGTAATGTCTCCTCTTGATGATAAGTGGTCAAACTGGAATACAGATATTGGAAGACCTAACATTGTTCCTACATCTGGAGAGATATTAAAGCCTGTTACCATTCTTTGGTCTGGCCAGTTTGTTCAGGGTACTGAGCTTAACGGTCTCTCTACCTTTAGTTCTATTGATCAGAAGAATATGCCTCTTGAGATGAAGTCAATACAGAGGGCTATACTCACATCTAAGGTTCAGAACGAGGGTACGGTAATGCTTCTTATTGGCGAGCAGGAGACTGCAGCTGTATACGTTGGAGAGGCACAGATATTTGACAATAACGGCAACTCATTCCTCGCCAGCACGACTGGAGTTTTAGGTAATGTAAGTATACTTAGAGGATCGTTTGGAACTATCAATCCAGAGAGCGCGTTTGAATGGAAGGGTACTGTTATATTCTTCGATGCAAACAAGGGCTCATGGGTAAGGTACGATGTGAATGGTTTATTCGCCATCTCTGACTATAAGATGTTTAAGTATTTCAGAAAGATTGGTCAAGACGTTCTTAAGTTCAAGGCTGGTCAAACATCTTTCAATAATATTAATGATGTGGTAAGCTTTAGAATATTAGGTGGTGCAGATCCGTACCACGAGGAGTTGGTCATATCATCACCAAGAATGTATCTCAATCCTCAGAACGAGATCATTGCAGACATGGAGCTGAATAGTACGAGTGTTAACTTTAGCATTGTGGCGCCATCTATATCTGTAAACCCTGCAAGCCTTACCGGTTTTACATATGAGCAAGGTCTCGGGCCTTCTGCATTCCAGACGTTTACCTACACTGGAAGTAATCTAAACTTAAATGGTAGCATTGTAATAACAGCTCCAAATAACTTTGAGATTTCACTTGATGGTATATCTTATTCTACATCAATAACTGTTAACTACACTGGAGTTTCAGCAACTGGTACTATCAGGGTAAGACTAAAGGCTGGTCAGACTCAAGGTACTTTCACAGGATCTAATATAACTGTTGTCGGCTCTGGTGTTACAACTAACGTAGCGGTAAGCGGTACTGTAACACAGTCTCTCACTCCGTTCCTTATTGCTGTACCGGAGGCTCTGTCTGGTTTTAATTATGACACTGGTGACGGGCCGTCTGTCGCACAATCGTTTACAATATCTGCATCTGGACTTTCTCCAGCTACCGGTAATATTACAATCACTCCTCCTGCTAGCTATGAGATTTCAGTAACGTCTAGCACTACTGGATTTAGCTCTTCTGCTCTTACGCTTCCTTACACAGCTAACGGATCGTTGGCGAACAACACTGTATGGGTTCGTCTTGAGGCTGGCCTTGCTGATGGGAACTACAACTTAGAAGAGATTCAAGTTTCTGGTGGTGGCGGAAGTGACGTTGTTTACGCCAGCGGATCTGTTGGTGAGAATACTGAAGAATACTACAGGTATGATGATAACGTAGGCTTTGGTACAAGCCAGCTACAGGCATGCCAGAATGCATCACAGAACACAAGCTTTGTTTGGTCTAATGCTGGGCCTAACGGTGTCAGCGTTGGAGCTCAGATGTACACCATACCTCCAAGACCTCAGAACAACTACGAGGGTATTCCTCTGACAACATACACATATATTGTGGTTAACGGAGTTACTTGGGATATCGATCCTGTAACTGGGGTAATCACAGGACTTTCAAATGTACAGTGCTAATGACAGGATCAATAACCATATCAGTATTACCAGACAGGCTGTATAAAGTTACAGGCCCAGCAGGTGTTGACGCATACTACTGCAACATAAAAGTTTTGGGTTCGGGGGCGAATAACTACTTTATCGCCAACAGTGTAACTACGTTAATACTAGAGTCTGCTTCTCCAACTACTGGATCTATTACTGTTACAGAGGTAATGAGAAACTACTACGATGCGTATGATGGTAATGGTGGCACGTGGTGCTTCCAGCCTTCTGTTGACAGGTGGACTAGCCAGTACAGCTTCCGCCCTGAGTGGATAACCATGGTTGGGAACAGGCTGGTTACGTTCAGAAACGGTATGCTGTATATTCACAATTCATCCACAAGGAATACGTTCTACGGTCAGGCTTATGACTCTTCTATTACTATCGCTCACAGTGATGCTGGCAGTGAGATAAAGACCTACAATTCTATAGGCGTAGAAGGTGACAAGCCAGAGATCGCCCACATCCGTACAGAGGTTCCTAACGTACAGAGTTCAGATCTTAGGTCTGCAGACTTTGAGGTTAAGGAGGGCGTTAACTATTCTCCGATCTATATGGATAGGTTATCGCCTAATACCACTGGTACCCCCGAACAGCGCCTTTTGAAGGGTGACAGGATCAGGGGAGAGATTGGTCTTTTCCATATCATATTCACCAACCCTACAGTGGCTAAAGTGGTGAAGTTTTTCAGTGTGGTATTCAACCCTAGCAGGGGCCACGACTCTTAATCTATACTATTCTGGTCTCAAAAACCACCCCCTAAAATACGGGGTGTTCCTTTGTCTGCATGGTAGTTTTGCAGATAAACTACCCTATAAATGTTACCATTAGTTCTCGCAGGTATAGGCACAGCAGCTAACATTGTTGGTGCTATAAAGGCAGGCAAGCAGGCCAAGGAATTAAGAGGAATGGCCAAAGAGGTTCCCGGTGCTCAAACCGAAATGATTGGGGCCACCCAGTCTAGGATCAATGCCAACCCTTTGGCTGCTGCTGCACAACGTCGTCAGCAGACTGCTGCTGCAAATACAATGTATCAAGCTCGCCAAGTTGGTGATCAGTCTCAGATCCTGAGCATGCTCGGTGGAATGACTGGCCAGCAGGAGCGTGGTATGTTAGAAGCACAGATGGGGGATGAAGCTTTACGTGACCAGAGAATGGGTCAGTATCTCAATGCTTTATCTACAGTGTTCGACCAGCGTATGGCTAACATCCAGTCAAGGGCAGGTTTAACAAGCGCAGCCGCTAAGCTCACATCAGACGCATGGGGCAGTGTTGGTTCTTCTATCACAAATATGGGTACTGCTATCGGAACTAAGGCTGGATTTGATTTCAATCCATTTAAAAAGTAATAATGGCTCAAGTAGTTAATGTAGCTCCTATAGAACTGTATAGAGACGAGGCGATGCCTAGGTTTATTGCAGCGCTTTCTACTCAGATAGAAACAAAGCGCAAGCAGGAAGAAGCTATGCGCCAAGCTAAGTTGAAGCAGAATGAGGACAACGCGAGGTTGTTCGGAGATGCTGCACAAAATATACAGAAGTATTCAGAAATAGATGTAATAATTCCAGCGGTATCAAACAGACTTGCACAGCAAGCAGTAGATAGAGTATACAAATCTCTTAGTGATGGTACTGCACAAACAGAAGTGCCATTGTTGGGTGTTACTATAGCTCAACAAATTGGAGCTTTAAAGAATTACAAAACTAATGTAGAGTCTGCTAGAACCAGAATCAAGGAATTGTATCCGGGCGTTTCAGATGAGAACATCACAGCCCTTGCAAATAAATATTTATACAGACAAATACAGAATCCAGATGGGACTGTTATTGAGGATGTAAACTGGAATAACCTTCCAAATATTCAGGAATTAATTTTAGGTGAGTTTAGAAATAACCCATCTAGATACGCAGATCTTCCTGCACTTACTAATTCAATATCAAGAACTATTGGCGGTATTAAAACAAATCCATTCGCGGAATCCAGAAAGACAGATCCAACCGGCAAGAGAACTTTATCACTTGGTGTTAAAGCAGAGGTGATGCCATTTGAGTTAGATATATTTGAAAAGACAGATAGTGAACTTAATCTGCCATACCGGGTTCCCGGTATTAGAGTTGTTCCTTTTGCTGGTTTTAATAAACCAGATGGCACACCTTACAATGTGATTGGAGACAATGTTTTTAACTCTCTTATAGCTAGTTCTGACAAGTCATTGCCAAACATGCTTAATGTTAAGGCTGACGGTATGATTGTAGACCATAATACTCAGGTAATATTTGATAGACTAAAGGAAATAGAATCTAAAAAGAAGAAAGGTGAACCCAAGTTTAGTGACGAACAAATTATTCAGTTCGCCCGTGAACAGGCTGTTGGAGCAGGAGCGAGAGAGTCTGTTGAATTAGAGGGAGCTTTCCCGGGATTCGTTAATAAATATCTCCCATCAAACATTGATGCATTTGTTCGTATTGCAGCTACTAAAGCATTAAGTGATACTGGAAGATACAATCCAGACGGAAGTTTGAAGTCTGTTCAATTCCCTGAAAGAGGCGATGTAAAGGATAGTCCGAAGATTATCATCAACAATATGCCTAGCAGACAGGAATCTACCATCAACGCATTTGATGCTGTTTTTGGTAGAACTGGAGGTCGAGCATCTAAGCTTAAAGATGTCGCTTTCGGCGCAGAGGTTGAGCCTTTCGTTGAATTCGCCAACAACTATGGTAAGCGTTCTAGACTTGGAATGAAGTATTCTGCAAATGATATTGAGCTTGTTCCTAATCAAAGCGGAACAATGTCAATTGTCTCTCGCACAACAAATGCTCAGACAGGCAAGGTTGAAACAGAGAATATAGGTACAATAGATAGAAGAACTGTAGACATGTTTATGAACAAGCCTCTTGGCCAGAAGGCACAACAGGTTATTGTTGAAGGAGAAAATAAAACAACTGGAGCCCGTGACTTATAAAAATAGATTATGATCGAAGAGCAAGTTCAACCAGAAGGACAACAACAGCCTGTAGGGCAGCAGCCAGAACCTCCTTACCGAAAGAAGGTTTATGATTTGTTGTCAAGCAAGTTTTCTGATTTTAAGAGAACAGAGCAGGAGTTCTATACCAAACTAGATTCAGAACCTGAGTATTACACTAAAGTACACGAACTACTTTCTAATAAGTTTTCTGATTTCAAGAGGCCGATAGGCGAGTTTAAAGACATGCTAGGTCTAAAAAAAAAAGACGCTGGCGCTTCCCAAACTCCTTCACAATCTCCTTCTCAATCCGTTGGCATTCCTGCGGCGCCATCTCAGCCAGTCTCTGGATTGGATCAGCAGATAGCGCAGACAAGAAGTAATTTAGGGCAGACTACCCCGAAGCCTACACAGAAACCTGCACAGAAACCCACACAGCAGACAGCTCAGAAGCCTGCACAACAGGCACCTATCCCGGCGCCACCAGCTCAGCAATTAAATCTTGCTGGTCAGGTGCAAGCTACACGTCAAGCTATTGGCGGTACACAGCCAGCGCCACAGCCAGCGCAACCAACTACGCCACAGCCTACTCCAGCCAAGCAGCCTTTTACATACAACACTCTTGAGACAATAATGCAGGAGGAGAGAGATCGTAGAAAGGCTTTTGAAAGCGCTAGAGATCAAGCTGGATTCGCTTCTAGGTTCGGTATAACAACCGGCAATCTAACTAACTCTGCGGTAGAATACGAAAAGGCTAAGAGGAAGAAAGACGAAGCGCTTACTAATTTCAAGGTTGAGATATCTCGCCCTGTTGATAATATCATTGAAGGTAAGTCTAAGCAGAAGCTTGACGACTTCTTCGTTAACGGTGTGTTCTCTGTTGAAAAAGCACAGGAGTGGGCTGGGTCTATAGTTAGCCAGTATGGCGGTGGAAGTTTTGTAAGAGATCACCTGACTAGGTTGCTAACGGAGAAAGCTATTGAAAAGAAGGACGGTGATTTTTATGCTGAACTTAGGGATAAGGCATTGGAGAAGCGAGGAATAAATGTACAGCAGCTTGCCACAGATTTTATGAAGTCTCAGCAGGCACCTATCATAAATAACTTTGAGTTATTTAAAAAAGAGAAGGAGTCCGAGTCGAATAGATTCTTAGAAGACGCACAGAATAAAGCTTCAGAAAATACTTCTAGGTTTCAATCATTTACAGATGCTTTAAATAAGCAAATAGAATCTGGACAGATTACAAGAGAGAAAGCCGTTGAGTTATTCAACGCTGAGAAGGCTAAATATCAAAAGACTTTAGCTACAATAGATCAGGCGTATAAGAATTCAGTCCGTGATATAAACATATCCCTTAAAAGAAGGTTCGCCAGAATTGAGGATGAGGTTAAGAAGGTTACGTTTGACGAAAACAAAATGCTTCAATCTCTTCCTGCTGATATAAGGAAGAAGTATGAAGAGGCAATAGCTGAGGCAAAGAGTAATTTCTTTACATCAAGGAACGCTATGGCTAAGGCTAGAGATATCATGTTCAACCCTACAGGATCTTTGGCGTCTAATGTTTTTGCTAAGTCTGCCGCTTCTGGTTTTTATAACACACTCTCTAATATAGGTAATTCGTTCATGACAGATGGGACGTCTAACAGATTCACAAGGTGGTTGGCTTCTTTTGCTGAGGATGCAGAGAGAAACAGAACTGCTCAGTATGGATGGAATAATCCTATCGTAAAGTTCTCTCAAATAACCGGTCAGACGCTAGGAGGTTCATCGCTTCAAATGATTCCAACGATTGCACTATCTGCCGTTGGTGCTGGGCCTGTTGCCGCTACTGTTTTAGGAGGTCTTACTTCTGCTGCAGTTGAAAGTCAGGTTCAAAAAGGGCAGCAGTTTGAGGAGTCTATTGCTTCAGGTAAGACAGTAGATCAAGCAAGACAGGATGCTGAATTGGCTTTCTCTGAGAACATGAAGAACCTGCCTCTGTATTTTGTTGGGTCTTTCGGAGCTTTTAAAACTTTTCAGGGCGCAGGATTAAAAGGATTTGGTAAGGGGCTGATTCTTGAGAACATAGAGGAAATACCTCTTTCATACAGGCAAGAGTATACCGCAGCTAAGATTAAAGATCCAAACTTAACGATGGCTAAGTTTATAGCTGACAACCCAAACATAGGTCTTGAAACAGCTGCCGGAACTTTGGGTATGTCAGGGACTGTGTCTGTTGCAGGTAAGGCGTTTAACTCACTACAGAGAAATGTACCATCTCCAGCTATACAGGCGATTAATCAGATCATTCAGGTAAGCGATGTAAACACAGCTGTTTCTGTTGCTGAAAAATACTTTGAGCTTGGCGTAATTGATAAGGCTGGTCTAGATAAAATTAAACTAGAAATACCTAAGATCGCCGAGTCTAACCAGAAGATGCAAAACCTTGGTGTTGATCAGGACAGAGTTGTTCTTCTTAGCGCACTTTCAGACAAGCATTCATCCTTAAAACAACAGGCCGAAAAGGAAACAGATCCATCCGTTAAATCTCTGTTACAAACACAGCTGTCAGATGTTGAGTCTGATATTAAAGGTATTACTGGTGGTACTTCTCCTTACATGAAGTTCACCTACCCCGGCGGAACGAACCTTTCGTCTTACATGACGGTTCGGGAGTTTAACGCTCTGCCTCAGAACAATCAGGAAGAAATGATTAAGGCTGCCGACAAGATTAATGTTGTTGGTGATGACGCTGTAAACACACAGATTAACGAGCGTAAAAATAATTTAGGTAATGCCTTCGATATTGATGGCGCTTATACCAATGGACTAACCGTAAAAGATACAACAGATGCCACTAATGAAAGCCAAGTCCAAGAAGGACGAACAGAAAGCAATATCAGCCAACCTGCGGGAGCTGTACAAGGACAACAAGAAGTCGGGCAAGGAGCGGGGCAACAAGGGCAAGCCCAGATCACGCCAACAAATGTTAGCGATAGCAATATCGGCAGCCAAAGGGCAGTAGAAGAGAAGAAAGCCGACATCGAAAGAAGAAGGCAGGAGGAGCTAGGCAACTACGATGAAGAAGGACTTAAAGAAACTTATGCCGTAGGAAGCAATCAGACTGTAGAACAGTTTATTAACTCAAAGTATGATGCAGAACTAGCTGCACTTTCAGCTCCACAACTCTCTAATATAGAGATTCAGCCAGCTGTAATAGCGCAGAACGCTGCTCCATTTGTAAATGAAGTTAAGACTGCTGCGCCGGAGGTTGAGACTGGAAGCACCATGAACATAGACGGAACTCAGTACACTGGAGGTGGACTGGTTGTTCCTGCTGCATCTATGAATACAACCATTGAGGAGATCACTCCTGAAATGGTATCTAAGTTTGTAGAAGATAATCGTGGTAAGATTTCTGGAAACAACTTCAAGGTTGGAATATACAAGTTCCCTAACAGCAACCGTGCATCTATCGATCTTAACATAGTTGTTCCAAGCGCAAACAGAGCAGCTGCTCTTGAGTTTGGAAGGGCTGCAGGTCAGGAATCCTTGTTTGATCTTGACACTTTCGAGAATGTAAAGACTGGTGCTGACGGTACTAATCCGATGTCATTTACTGACGAGCAGTTTAGAGAGATTGCAAATGCTCTTGAAAATAATCGTGTGCCAAATGTATTTGGTCAGCAGCAGACAGATGTTGATGCTGTAACAAAAGATCTATTAGATGAGCTAGGTATCTCTACTATAGATACAATGATTGCAAATGCCGGCAGTGCTCTTGCTGAGACTGGCGTTACTATTGAAGTAATTGAAGACCCAGTAGAGTATGACAACATGGTTGAATCTATGGGTGGTCAGAGAGGTACTGATGGTGTGTTTGTTGCTGAGGATGGGAGGATAATTCTTAATAATGCAAGATTAAGGTCTGGTATCAATGCAGGCAGGGTTATATGGCACGAAGCCTCTCACCCTGTTATGAATATTATTCGTAACACAAACCGTGACCTGTATGACAGGGCGGTGCGTGGTGCTAAGCAAGCTTCTCCATCAGCGCTTAAGTGGGCTGAAGAAAACTACGACACTCAAGAGTCGATAGATGATGAGACGCTTGTTGAGGCTACCTCTATGGTTGCTGACGGTACTATTGATCTCGCCAGTCTCCCAGTAGGATTTAGACAAACGCTTATTGACTTTGTAAATAATGTAGCCAAGCTGTTAGGTTTTGATCAAGTACTTAATGACACTGATCTTGGCGCATTCAGAAAGCTTGCTGCTGAAGTGTCTGAGGCTTTAAAGTCTGGAAGAAGCGTTGAAGGAATTGTTGGCGCTGAAAATGTAACAAGAATTGAAAACACTATTGGCCAGTATGACGATGCTTCAGAGAATTTAGAGTCTGGAATAGGTGTTGATGTTGACTTAAGTATTCAGGCTAGAGCTGGTGAAAATGCAGGGCCTGAAGTTGAAGGATGGTTGAGAAGTGAAATGCTGAAGAGCATTGAAGAAATATCAAACTACAGAATCTCTAGGGTTATATTCTACGACAACACAAAGGTTGGGCAGATTGATCTTAAGAATAGATTAACTGGACAGTCTGTTACCAGAGAGGGGATGGGAGGATTTGGTTATTCCAGCATAAACAAGATGCAGGATAACAATATAATCTTAGCATTCACAAGTCCCGGTCAGGCCATTCAAGTTATGAAGAGGGCTGAGATGTTCCCAGACGCCATTATGGGTGTAGCAATGCAGAACCCTTTGACGGCGCACTTGGGTAACGTAACAACCATGGAGTTGCTGTGGGGCCCGGGAGGAATGTTTGAGATTTCTGCTAACACACCTGCAAAGGAGAGGAGGGTTGTAAAGATTTTTAAAGAATCTCTTGTTGCTCTTCAGAAGACAAGGAAGAATGAGGCTGAGATTAATGCAATCCAGTCTATGATAGATGACGCCAAAGATGCAAAGACAATATCCGACATATACCAGAAGGTTATGGCTCCGTCGTCATTCTCATCTAGGGGTATGCTCCATGAGTATATGCTTCAGGATAAACCAACAAAGATCACTGCATCTACCAGAGATTCGCACAAGCTTTTGCATTACAATCTTGGCATTCCAACATTGCAGGAGTTGTCAGAGTCTGTATCTGATGACCACTTTAAGAACGCTACCACTGGAGACGTTGTTAAGTATGTAAAGCCTTTTACTGATAAGATAATTTATACTACAGACCCTGCTCTGTTTGAAAGATATAGCACCAACCCAACGCCTGAAATGAAGAACGGTGGCTACAGCATTGAGCTGTTGCCTAGCGACCTATCTCACGAGTCTTACCCGTTTGTTATCAAGGGTGATCAGATTGGGTATGGTGAGAATTATGTTGGCGCAAACGACATCTTCGCTGATGTGAGGGAGAAGGGTATCAGCAAGGCGCAGTCGTTCTATAATGTTGGCAGAAGGAAGGCTGACTCTGAAGCTGGTGCTGTACCTAAAGGTGCAAGAACTTATGGTTCGCCAAGAATCCAAGCCAGAAAGAATGATAAGTCTCCTAAAAAAGGCAAGGATCTTCTGGCTGACTACGGATGGGATAGGAAGATGACTGAGGATGGTAAGGGTAATTATCTGTTCTTCCACTTCTCTACAAAAGATCTCACAAAGTCTGGCATCGATCCAAGGAAGCATGGAGCCAGCAGGCAGACCTCAAGAGAGGAGGCAATGCAAAAGCCCAATGTTTCTTACTACTACACCACCCCAAGCAAGGAATCATTTACAGGCGATTTTGGGCACGTTGTTGCCGTACCTAAGCACAAGGTATACCCATTCCAGAAAGATCCTCTAAACCTCTACGATGAGGCAAGAGAGGCGTTCTTGAAGGAGTATCCGTTCGGTGGCTTTGGGCCTAACCAGCAGGTAGGTTGGATCGCCAAGATTGCAGCCAAGTATGGTTTTGATATGGTGGTCGCCAAGTGGAATGGTGGCATGATGAGGGCTGAGACTACTGTTAAACATAAGCCGGAGTTTTACTCTAAGCCCGGTGCTAGAATAAACGACACAGTAGTAAATCCTAAGTACAAGGATGTTGTTCCTAACAGTAAGAAGAAGAAGGTTCAGGGTAGGGTTGATGAGGAGCCACAGTTCTCAATGGGAGACAGAGACAACCGTGTCCGTGCGTTTGTTGAAAGAAAGAGATCAGATGGGGTGAGCGATGATGTAATACGTCAGGCGATTAAGAACTCATTAAACCTTTCTGATGCTGAGATAGATGCAATTATGGCTGCACCACAAGCGCCAACAGGAATGGAGCTTGAGGAAGCAAGGCTTGATGTTGAAGGCGAAGGTCGTGAAATGGATAGAGGTTTGGCAAGAAGGTTTGACACCCTGCCAAGCGAGACAGCAGCACGTATTGATGATGAAGCTAAGACTTACTTCCAGCAGACTAACAAACAGACTGAAGAGGCTGTAAATGAGTTCATGAAGGGTAAGAGTGTGGAAGAGGTTGCTGACTACGTTGTTAGCGAGCCTAGCATACCTGACGCGTCTCTTGTGTTCATGGCTGCTATCACGGCTAAGAAGTTAACCCCAATGATTGAGCAAGCTCGTCAGGATGGGAATACGGATCTAGCTAAGAGACTTGCCGATAAGCAAGCTGCTATATACAATACGTTCGCCAAGAAGGCTACAAGTCTTGGTCAAGCGGTTCAGGCATTCATCGCTTTCAAGGATGATCCAAATGCAACGCAGTTCTATCTGAACAAAGTTCTTAATCAGCTTAAAGAGAAAGGTGTAGAAGTTACAAAAGATCAGGAAGACAAGATCAGAGACCTGCTTACTGAGGTTGGTAACGCTAAGTTTGGATTGCCTAAGAATATGGCGATAATCAAGCTGAGCTCTTATCTTAATAGCATATCACCAGTAAACGGTTTTGAAGTTCTTGAGGCCATATGGTATGCCAAGATTCTGTCTGGTATTACTACCCAGTCTAAGAACTTATTCGCCAACTTGTTCAATACCTTCTTTGAGATTCCGGTAGTTGCTACACGTGAGTCGCTCAAGAACAAAAGTCTGATGCCTTTCATCTATGCAGCCAAAGGTGCTGTAAGTGGATTTGCTAAAGGTTCTGTAGTTGGCGCTGACATTATAAGGACTGGTGTTAAAGAGCAGGATCTTGATAAGTATTTTGGAAATAACATTCTGGAATACTTCAGCTGGGGCCGAACCAAAGTTGGCCAGCTCGGGGGAGGAAGAGTCGGCAAGGTGTTAGACTTTCCTGCGTTTATAGAGCTTTCACCAAGAGCTTTAAGATTTGTAGGTCGTGGTCTGTCAGCTGCCGATGCTATGTTCTCATCCATCAACCAAGAGGCGTATGCCAACATGATGGCTTGGGCACAGGCTGTTCAGGAGGGCAAGAACCAGCCTACAAAGAATAACTACAAGAGGGCTAACGAGATCCTAGGGAATACCAAGCAGGTTATCGGTCAGGCTAAGAAGGATGCAGCTGCTGAAGGGTTCAAGCCGGGAACGCTTACGTTTAAGCGCCGTGTTATTGAACTGGTAGAGGAATCAAGACCTGAACAGATCGAGCAGGCGTCTGAGGATTTCGGTAAGAGGGTTACATTAAACTACGAGCCGGAAGGATTTATTAGACCTATTTATAATATGATCGTTCGTGCCCAGCAGGAGGCAAGGTTGCTCAAGGTTTGGATACCGTTTACTAGGATTGTCGCCAACCTTACGGAGCAGATGTTGAACTACTCTCCTGCAGGCTATTACAAGGCCATTACGGGCAAAAGAAACCCGTTTGGTGGTGGTACTAAGCTGACCAATGAAGAGCGCGGAGATTTGGCTATAAAGGCCACTATGGGGCTTGCTGCCGTAGGGGTTCTGGCCAGCCTTGTTGGAGACGAGGAGGATGATATGTTTGAGATTACCGCCAACGGTACTGGAAACATCCAGAAAAACTACGAACTGCAGAAGGAGGGTTGGAGACCTTTCACTATTACATTGAAGGATGGCACAAAGATCAACTACGCTGACTGGCCAATCCGTGGTATCCTAGCTGGTATAGGTGCATACAGGGACGGTGTTAAATACGGAGATTCAGAGGATGGATTCTGGGACAGAACAACCTTGTTTGGTTACGGTATGATGGCCTCTATGTATGAGTCTTCTTTAATGAAAGGACTGGCTGAGTTCATAGACGTGTTCCGCCCAGAGCAGACTGGAAAGGCTGAGAATGTTGGAGAGGGTGTTAGCAAGTGGGCAGCACAGCAGGCTAAGTCTGTTACGCTTTCAAACTTCACACAGCAGGCTTTAAAGTTTGTAGACGAATACCAAGGCGATCCTATGAAGGAGGCCAAAGGTGCTGCGATCTTATACAGAGATATCCCAGTGCTTAACGACGGACTCAATCCGATCATTGATGTGTTCGGAGATCCTGTTTCGCCTACCACTTCTGAAAGATTAGTTCCTGCCTACACAATTCCCGAAGAAAAGAAGGACGAGATGGTAGAGTTCTTACACTCAAGAGGAATATTCGTAGGAGTTCCTAAGCGACCCAACATTGTTAACCTTGATGATATGTCTGAAACACCAGCAACCGACGAGCAGTACTACCAGTTCCGCAAGGTGTATGGGCAGACCATGAAGAATCTCCTGTATGAATTTATGGGCGACTACAAGAACGAGGATGATGAGATGGTTAAGGCAGCTGTAAAGAAGATCAAAGAAGCAGCAAATAAACAAGCAACATTTTCACTTTATTTTGAATAGTATGGCAGAGTTTTACGGAGGTGATCCAGTACCAGTAACAGCAGGAGGCAGATTATTGTCTGGACTTGCAACGCTTGGTAAGAAAGTAAAAGAGGGTGTGGCCGACAGGCTGTATCGAAACATATACCCATACGGGTATGATGCTCAGATCCCGGGACAGGATAAGAAGGTTGGCCCAATGCAGAGGGTTTGGAGCGCCGTTGTAAAGGACGAGCAGGAGGTAGACAGGAAGATGATGGAGATGGCGCCGGCAGGATTTGAAAAGGAAAAGCTAGACCTGTGGGGAATGTATCTTGGTAAAGGTCAGAAGTTTGGCACAATAAAAGAGTCGCCATTCAAGCCTAGCCAGAGCAAGGATCCCAACGCAAAGTACTACACAGTCCCAAAGATTGAAGAATCGTTCCCTGTTGGCGAGATAAAGGCCAAGGACATTAATGAGTTTAGGGAAAAGTTCGCAACGCTTGCAGAAGGTGGCCAGCTCGGGGGCGCACCTACCGGAGTAGACAGAAAGAAAGGTTCTGCAATCATGTCTCAGCAACCACTCGGTGATGCTAAGTTCTCAGTAGGTGAGGACGACAAAGGGTTCTATGTGTCATACTACGACAAGTGGGACATCAACCCATTCGCTGGAGGATCAGCTGTTGAAAGCTCACTGGCTAAGTTCTTTGGTATGGATAAGAAGGATGACGTCACAGGAGCACAGGGCCCAGAGATATACGGCAGGATTTATTTTGATAAGAAAACAGGAAAGAAAATAAAATGAGAAAGGGAGTAGAAAGTATTAAGCTAACCTTCGGTAAAAGAAGAAAGGGTAAGGCATCCAAGAGGAGAGGCCCAAAGTCTAAACCAGTATCTAAATACAGGGGGCAGGGGAGATGACATCTAAGAAGTCAAACCCATCTCTGTGGAAGTCTGTTGTCGCCAAGGTAAAGGCTGGCAGCAAGGGAGGCGATCCCGGTGAGTGGTCAGCACGTAAGGCTCAGCTGGCTGTCGCTATCTATAAGAAACGAGGAGGCAAGTATAAGGGCTCTAAGTCGCCCAGCAATAGCCTAGCCAAGTGGACTAAGCAGAAGTGGACTACATCGGATGGTAAGCCGTCTAAGGGCAAGAAAAGATACCTACCAGAGAAGGCTTGGAAGAGTTTAACCGCTGCAGAGAAGGCATCTACAAATAGAGCTAAGGCGGAAGGCAACAGAAAGGGTGAACAGTTTGTTAAACAGCCCGATAAAATAGCTAAAAAAACGTCAAAATATAGGTAAGAGTCTGGGAGATTTTCTCAGGCTTTTTTATATTGCAGCATGGTTGATATCTTCAACGCATGCATGGACTTCTTGTACTGGCTGGCTAGTATAACTGGGCTTAGCTACGAGGAGATCAATGTCATCCTGTTTGTGTTTGTTCACCCATCTATTACTATTCTCCTAGCAGTACTCCTGTACAGATCAAGATCGGCAAGGTGTCAACAATCTCCTGTATCTGATAAAGTAGTGCGGTAATTCTTGTTGCTGGTTCTGTTAACGCATACCTGTCTCCACTCTTTGTTACTAATTCATTCTTCTCCATCTCCTTTATCGTTGATGTCAACATCTTAGCGCTGATCCCCGGTATCAGCATCTTGATTCTATTGAATCTTTCTGGCCTGTTATATAGGACATACATTATCGCAGGCTTCCACTTGCCCCCGATCTTCCTTGTCTTGTAGTTGATCGCTATGTTGTCTATTATCGGCACCCATACAAGCTATACAAAATAGTTATCAAAAAATCTATTTTAATGATAAAGTAGTTACATACAGGTAACTGGATTTTTGGTTACGTATAGGTTACTTGGAGGCGCTTAGATAAATTGCAAAGAAATTTTTATGACAAAAGTTTTAAAGAAGCCAGAACAAAGATCAGTTAGAACAGAAGTTGGAGAAGTATTCATCATCCAAAAGAACGTGCCCATCACCAGCGTTTACAGGTCTCTCGGGCCCAGCATCCGATACCCATTCAAGGACATGCTTGCCGGTGAGTCCTTTGAGGTTAAGGTCGGTAAGGCAGACATAAGAAGGGTTGTGTCTAGGATGAGTTCAGCATGTACCGCCTACGTAAAGAAGAACAACAAGGCTGCAAAGTTTACGGTTAGGAGGACTGGCACTGACGCGGTTAGGGTATGGAGGATTAAGTAGGATTTAATGGGTGGGCATGGGAAGGTCTATATCCTTGAAAGATACTCCCCTGCTTTAAAAATCAATTCACAGGATCAGAGCCATTCCATGCATCCCCATATCCAAGGGGTCGTGTAGCTGTATTACGAGCCTTTCAAGTCTCCAGTTGTCACCTTCTAAGACAGAGCTGGAACATTTTGTTACACGACTATCATCTCCTGCAAGGCGAAACCAACCCAATCTCCCCACTATCCGTACCCACTTGGGCTGTCAAATTCCTCACAGTTAAGCATGAATGACAGTAAACTTTCATTCGGGTTGATATTGAGCAACCCCCGGATTGAAACGCTGTTAAGACCGGTAATAAAAAAACCCCCGATCTATCCGACCGAGGGCGTAAAAAACCCCCTAAGAGTGCAGCAAAGGGGGTAAGAGATTGGACTTGACCAACATCAAACCCGACTTCACCTGCACTGTGTAATCGGATAGATGATGCAAAGTTCCAAACCCGTATTTAGAAAGTGGCTAAATTTAGGGGGTGCTGGGTAGCTCGTTGATGTCATAGTAGAATGAGTTCCCGTTCGAGCTTACCCACCTGTCGCTCTCTGCCTCCACAGACTGGAGCTCTGTGTCGACCTTAAACTCTTTTGGTTCTACAGGGAATTCGTTGGTGACAAAGTTGGAGTCCTTCCAGAATATCCTGTTGTTAGGCTGGCAGAGTAGGTAGCCATCGTCTGCCACGAGAATGTGACCACACTTGTAGTCTGTCGGCTCGTCAGAGTATGGGTTATTGAACCAGTCCACAGTGAACAGGTAGGTTGCCCACACCATTGACTTATCTTTTAGTATAACCTTGCACCTTTTCTCCGCCAAGTATGAGTATTCTATAACACTGGCGTTCTCACTAAAGCAGTCCCACAGCTGCTTGAAATCGCTAGGTATATCTTTATCTGTAGGGGTGTAGAACAGTTCAGATATTGGCACTCTACTTCTAAGCATGCCGTAGTCTGTCATGATGTGAAACGTAAGTATCTTGCCGGCGATGCTTTGAATAGCGAATGCGTAGCAAGTGTCATAGGTGTTTCGATCTTCTTCTTTCTTGGTAAGCCAGCTCCTACGAACCTTTAGTTTAAGGTTGGGGATGTTGGCGTTTAAAACATTCTGCTCGTTGGTGATCATTTGTTATATGTTTCGTTGTAGTATTTCTCTTTATCGTAAGGCACACCAATAGAGTTGCTTGCAATGTGGGTGTTTATTAATGCGCTATCCCATGCATCAAATATCTGCTCTTTCTCCATTCTATAAGCGTGATTATAGATTGCTACTTTACTATAGTATTCGCTACGACCACTATCAAAGTTTTTAATTTCCTTAATCAACCATTCTACTGCCGTTTGTTTCATAGGTTATTTGTTTTCTAATGATTGTTTTAATTTTTCTACTAACTGATTAGCTGACAACAAAACTGTGTCTTTAATTAACTCTAAATAAGCGTTAGCTAAAGTAGGGTTCAATTGAAAAGTAAATTGGTCTGCATCTTCGTTTCTAAAAACTATTGTACCCTTATATTTTCCAACATCATCACCCCATCTAATTAATTCAATCTTAATTGATTCAAGTGTCCATTTTGTTTCTTTGTTCATAGGTTATTTGTTTTGGTTATAGGTTTGGTTGTAGTATTCTTCTTCAACCATTACATCTAATGGCTTTATACATATTCTTCCATCATTATAAGCATTCATTATCTGCTCCTTTTCTAATTTTTTAGCTTGTTCAAATACTTCTTCTTTATGCCATATAAACATATCTTGCCATTCTGTTGACTTGACTTTATCTATTATGTATTCTACTGCTGTCTGTATCATATACTAAGGTTTAGGGGGTGAGGGTTGGTTTTGGTTATAGGTTTGGGCGTAGTATTGTTCACATATTTTTTCTGTAGTAGGTACATCTTGACCTCCATCCCAATAAGCATTCTCAATCTGCTCTTTCTCCATTGCTTTGGCTTGTTCAAATATTTCTTTCCATTCTATTTCTGTTCGTAATTCCTTTTCTGCAATTCTATTAATCAACCATTCTACTGCTGTTTGTTTCATAGTTTGTTTTTTTGTTTATAATGATACTGTGAGTATAAATTTTGGTTCGTTTTTAAACCTAATCATAGTGCAGTCTATAGCACTTATATGTATAACATCCGTCATAAGGGACAAAAACACTGCTTAATGTGCAGTTTATTGCACATTATCTTACTGCTATAGTTTTTCTATTTCATCTTTTACTTCTAACCAGAACCGAATGTCTCGGTCTACATATCTTAGTATCTCATCTACTGCTATTAATGCACATCTTATTGCGGCATGAATATCCCTAACATCATTATAATCTTCTGCATCTCTGCTTTGCTGGAATTTAGTTACCAACTCTTCTGCTTTTTCTTTTGGTGTCATTGAAATTATGAATGACTTAAGGGTGGCACACTCATCTTTGCAGTCGCACATGACAACATGTGACACGTTTGGACATCTTTTATTTTCCATACTATCTGTTTTTAGTTGGCGTTCTGATGGCTGCTGATTTGCCCACCTTCTCCACCTTTATGTTATTAAATCCTAGCGTATCACCACAGTCTGGGCATTGGAATGTCTTGCTGTGGACATCGCTGTCCCACACGTAATCCTTCAGCTCGTGGCCGCACTTGCATTTGTATCTGCGTTGTACTAGCTTATTCATAGCTCTTCAAGGTTTATGTTGTAATCGTTAAGTATGCTGTGAAGCTCCTCCCGAGCTGACCTGAAAGCGTTTGACGCGTCATCGCTAAGCTCGTTGTACTTGATCTTATTCCTAAGAAAGAGATCCATCTGGTTGATGGCGATCACAAGGTCGACAGCCTTAAGCATTCGCCTGTGTTCTGTCTCTTCCTCTGGCAGGTTGAACTCAATCGTCGCCTTCATTGGTGATATCTTTTAAGTTATTCCAAATAGACTCAGCATTCTCTCCCCAGAAGTAGTCACACTTCCCATCCTTAATTGGCGGGGTAGAAAAGTAAGATTGGTATTCGCAGGGTTTAGCTGTGAACCTGTAACAGTTTTCTTTGTAGGGGCAATCCTTTCCGCTACACATTGTAATGTCTGGCATGGTTATATTGTTTTTAAAAATTCTTCTAGCTTATCCTTCTGTTCTTGATTAAGAAGCGTAGCCATCCTGAGAAGCTCGTCATAGAACAGGGTGTCCCTAGACTCTGCTTCCTTCCTCCTGTCTGCCGGTATCCTTATGTCGATGTTGGTCTTTATCCACCTTAGCTTATTTAGGAACTGGATCATGGCAGGCTTTATCCTTACATCCATAGACAGATCCTCTGCATACATGATTGCGTTATTCACTGAGGAGTATAGTAGCTCCATCGATTCACTCTGGCTGCCTGTGAGCTTCATTGATTAGTTCGTTTAGTTTAGATAACACCTGACCGATTACGATTCCTATCTTTAGTTCGTTGCCTTCCTCGACGGCTCGGGAGAGGGATACGTACATCTGCTTTAGTTCTTCAACCATAAAAGAAAGTTTTCTACTTTTTGTCTTAGCTTGTATATGTCTCCATCATTATCTATAATGTAGTCATGTTCCCAATCGTCCATGGCGGTCTCACTCTTGTGTCCGTTTACTGGGCCAAATCCCGGGCGGTTAACTCTCACAACCACACCACCTCTTTCCTTGATAGCTTGCGCCTCATTAGGGAACCTTACGTCTGTGATGATCCACTTGGATGGGTTGTATTCAGACATCTTTGGCGGCCTGTATTCAGACATCAAAGCATTCACCCATGCGTTAGGGTGGAGGTGTGTTCTGATGGCGTCAGTGCCAAGCTTCTGCAAGAACTCCCGAGCTGTCATCCCCCACATCTCATCCAGCTGTGACTCTTTTAGATCGCGATCCTCAAAGTGTATTGCTGGTAGTCCAGTCATTACAGAGGCAATCTGTTTTAGTTTGTCGGCGAACTTTTTATTTTGAAAGTCAGGTATGATACTCTGCACAATAGATGCTACTGTATCTTTACCCGTTGCTGCGTATCCACTCAGTGCCCAAATCATATGCTTACTATGTTTTCAGTTTTTAATATTTTCATCTTCTGCCCAGCCTTGGTGTATGATGCAAGCATAAGTGCAAGAACCTGCTCTGCCTCGTCGTAGTCAAGAGTGATCTCACAATCGCCTACAGTTATCTTAATGCAGTCGCCGTTATCATCAAGCAGTGCAGCTTCGTCACCGGGACACTTGAATGCGGATGAGTATACAAGTGACATGATTCCTTCGTTCTCTTCAATGTGGTAGTCAATGTGTATTGCGTCTTCGTTTGTTTCGTGTGATGTTAGTACTAGCATAAAAGGTTTTTAAAGAGGGGAGGTTTCCCTCCCCCTTGGTTTAGAATGGTAAGTCTTCGCTTTGGATTTGCTTCAACCTTTGATTGTTGATAGCAGCCTCTCTTGCTACTTCAGGACTTACCTTTGGTTCGTAGTTATCCTCTCTAAGACGATAGTCTGGGGTCTTCTCACCTTCCTTCTTGAAGGAGTTGGGCCATGCGCTGTAGCGCTTGTCGCCAATGGTGATTGACAGGATTTCTACTGGGCCGTTAGATGTTTGAACGGTCTTCTTCCACGCCGCTCCGGCGGATTGCTGGTTACTCATACTTGAGATTTATGGTTAAAAAATAATTGAATAGATACGCACCAAGCTCGAGCTTCTCGCCCGGGTAATGGATGAGTGAGATGATGGGAGTCACGAAGAATACATCGATCTTCCCTGTTTCGATTGAGAGATTCATGGGTTTATGATTTGGTTTTTGATAAGCATTTCAAGCAGCTCTTCAAAGTCTTCAAGTTTCATGGCGACTATTGTTCCCTTGCGGTTGCGCTTGTGGAATACGATGTTGTAGTTTTCATCGTTAGGCATGGAGTTTAATACATCGTGAAGGCTGCCGAGTTTTTCTACAGCTTTGCACTGGATATTAAAAGGATCTGTAAAGCACAGGTCGATACCTTGATCGTCCTTGTTCTTTGATTCAGATCTTGAGCTTACTGATCTTGTCCATCCGAGTCTGCGAAAGAAGTCTCGTACCCATAGCTCGTAAGCGTGTCCTTTGTTTCTTGCGTTAAGCGCCATATCCTTCCTGTTTTATATAATTCCTTTACTGAATTCCAACTCATCGAATGGTGAAAGCGTGTTGGGTAAAACTCCCTTGGCTTCCATACACCCCTCATGTATAATAACCTGCCGGGTGTTATCTCATCAAGCTTTGCAGGGACAAGTATGTCTTCCCCCGACCTGTCAGGAACCCACTCTAGGAGCTTGCCTCCTGATCTTGTTGCCTTCCAGTTCTCCTTAAAAAGGACTTGGGAGGGCGGTGAATTCTTTTTCATATGATTGTCCTACAAATTTTGAAGTGTCTGATCCATCGTTTACTTTCTCTGTTGACTCGAATACTCCAGTGTCTACCTTGAACTTGAAGTATGAAGTGCCAACCTTACCAGAGTGTTTGAACCTTACCTTCCACCTGTGTATTTCTGACTGACCAGTCTGGAAGTTTCTGTACACAGTGAGTCCATTGTCTGCTAGGTTGTACCAGTGTGAGCTGTCACCAACATCGTAGCCATTGGGAACCCTGTAGATGCCAGCCTTCATCTCCTGCATCTTCTTTGGGTGGGCCACAAGGAACACTGCCACGTCGTATGTTCTAGCAAATGATGCTACATCATTCAGCATGTTCTTAATCTGGTGGTGTCTAGTGTCTGACTCTTTGGACATAGACTTCTCAACCGTGCTCATGTTGTCGATCACCATGATGTTCACACCAAACTGCTTAACCATCTGCTTACCCTTCTCAATGATTGAGTCGATAGTCATGTCGTTATCAGCCATGCGGTAGAACTTGAAGTGATCCTGCATGAATGGCATCCACTTATCTATATCATACTTGGCGATCCTCTTTGGAGATTCAAAGAATGTTTTGCCGGTAGCTATCTGAAGAAGATCAGAGATAGCAAATGCAGTGTTCGCCTCCTCAGCTGAGTAGATGAATGACTTCAGTCCGTGTCTCTCAGCAAGTCTGTAGACTAGGTTCTTAAGCCATGTTGATTTACCATGCCCGGGTATGCCTGTGATTAGGTTAACCTGACCGAGCTGAACAATCCAGTCTGTGTCCATATCCCAACCAGAGCTGTATCCCTTTGGTACACCATGCTCGTATAGATTAATCAGGTCTGAGTAAACAGATGATGCGTCGTCTATACCTTCAATGGGGAATGGTTTGGCGTTATTGTAACACTCTACTAGCGCATCCTTGCCATCATTAAGTAGCGTCTCGTTGGCGTCCTTGTGTGGCATCTCCATAATCTTGCATCGATCCTTGCCTAGTCTTCTTGCAAGCTCATTGCGTAGAGATATGCCAGCCTCATCCATGTCTGTGGCGATGACAATCTTCTTGCCTTCAAACACATGGTAGAATTCTTCCAGCCATTCTAGCTTCTGGCTACCCTTGCTGGCGCCATTAGGTACAGATACTGCGTTCTTTATACCAGCTTCGTAAAGCGAGAGAACATCGATCTCACCTTCACATATAACCAGCACATCGGTAGAATTATCGAGAGCCACGTCAATACCATAAGGTAATAGAGCAGCGCCGCTGACCAGCTTAAAATTCTTATCACGATCTCGGTACTTAATGTTGATAAGTTCTTCATTATAGAAATAGTTAAAATGAATAGTCTTAACCTCTCCATTAACCTGTGGCATGTAGTCTACCCCCTCTGTAATCTTGTACCTCTGCAGTGTGTAGGATGTGATGCCTCTTGATTCAAACCATTTGATGACAGACTCACTAAGCTGACGCAGCTCGGGGGCTGGCTTTATGTACTCCTTCTTAGGTTCGTAAACAGCAACACTCCCAGATGCTGAACAGTGATGGCAGTTATATAAGCCATTCACAACATCAACAGAGAGAGACCTGTCCCTCTTGTTCTTCCTGCTGGAGGAACAGAATGGGCACACCACCTTCTGGTTTCCGGAGGTGTTGCGGCACTCTATGCCTAGCTGTGTTAGTCTGTCGTAGTGTGTCATTGTGATAGCCAGTTTATTGTTGATCTTTTACTCTCTGTCATCCAGTAGTGGTTAGCCTCGTCTAGGTAGCGCATGAACTTAGAAGAGAATAGTGTTGATGGTCGGTTGTATTGCGCCATCTTCTCGTCCGTTCCCCACGTTCTGTGCTTGTGTACTATGACACTCTTGAAGTGGTCTATAGTAAGCTTAGGGTTAGTCTTCATCAGCCTAGAAACTAGATCCACATTGGCTGGTATTTGGTACTTGGTGCCATTGATATCGTTGAAGTATTCAATCACCTGAGCTGCCTCTTTATCTTTGGATGACACCACCTCAACATCATCACCATCATGGGCGATGTACCACTTTGGTGTTGGGTAGTATGATCCGTTTGCAGCAGCCTCAAGGAGTCCGACATCTACCAGATGCCTGACAGCTGTGCTGCAGTAAGACGACGCCATGTTAAGCTCTTGATGTATGGCGCTGGTCGACTTCATCATTGGCGCATAGTTTGCACAAGCCTGTGCCACCAGATACTGGGTAGGGTTTAGGCTGAGCTTCTTTGCAATGTTACTGTCGAATATTAGCGTCATATGATTATGTAGTTTTCAATGTTTAGAAATGCATTTCTTCCAGTCTGGAACTTGATTGCTGACAGGCAGAGTCTAACCTTAGTGTAGAACTTTGTCACTCCATCATCGTAGTTTTTAAGTTCTCCTTTGTCATCTCTGTCTAAACCAGCTTTATACATCTCTCTAAACTGTGACAGCTTGTGTCTGTAAGAATCATATCCACAGTCTACATATTCCATCACGTCTAGTCCATCGAATCCATACATGTCTGCAAGACCTACGAATATTGTTCTAGCCAGTTCTTTGTTTCCTTCATACTCTTCAAGAACCTGCATTGGTTTTAATCCTGATCTGTCCCATATGAATTGACCCTTCATTGCCTTTTCTAATTCGTTAAGCTTGATCATTAGTATTTATTTTAGTCTTACGTTGAATTGTTTTCTCCATGAGATCTTCCCGTTCGGAAGGTTCATGTTTGTTGCACCTTCCTTTTCCATAGCCTGCTTGAGTCTGTTCTGGTAGAGCTGTTTCTCTGACTCAACCTCTTTAAGCTTGGCGGATAGCTCAACATATGTGTAGGCCCACTGCTCGTGCTCGTCTGTTCCATCAATGGAAACCTCGTTCTCCCGAGCCTTGTGCTTTTCTGAAATGAATTCATTAAACGCCATGCTGTTGTCAGCATCTGGCTCGAACTCTGATGCAGCTTGAAGCCTTTCGTTTTCATCAAACAATCCAGAGAGTACAGACTTAGCTGCCATAACCCTGCTGTTGAACTCCTCAGCTGCGCCAAGTATCATATCCTGAATATCTCTGTCTGCCTCGATGGGTACAACACCTAGGTCGCGTCCATCTTTTAGGTATACTATTTCGCCATACTTAAGCCCAGTAACGAGCATGTAGTGCTGCACCTGAAGGAGGTAGCTCGGGGGAAGACCAGCCTCGTATGAGTCTGCAGAGTATCCAGAGATAGTCTTCACCTCAAGAATGCCCTTACCCTTTCTGTCTGGGTGCTTAGTGATGATGCCATCAATGTTTGCAAACAGGGTAGGATACTTCGGATTCTCTACGATGTACTTGTATTTCTTATACTTTTTAATCTTATTGTCGGCGAGTGTGTTTGCCACCCATCCGTCCTCGGTTCCATCATAGTACTGCCAGCAAGAAGCAACGTAGTCTTCCAGCTGCTTACCGTGAAGCATGGCGCCATTCATCTTACTTGGTAGGCTGTTGATACCAATTGACTGGTAGTAAAGATTGATTGGGCTTTTATATTTGTTGAGTCCGAGCAGTGTACCGGCATCTGATCCGCCTACCATACCTCGGTCTACAAAAGACTGGCGCAGAGTTTGCCATTCAGCCTCGCTTAGCTTGGCTGTGGGCGTTAGTTTTAATCCCTTCATTTTACAGATTTGGATGTTTTTATTTTACGGATTTCTTAAGTGCCTCTGACTTAGATGAGGCGATCAATTGCGTGAGAACTTTCTTCTGTGATTCAGAGAGTGCATACTTGCTGAGTGATGCCTCAACCTGCTTCCACTTACCATCAGTAATAAACTTAACCATGCTGTCGTACTTAGCTTGATCAAGCTGTGGCTTGGATTCATTGGTAACAGAAACAGATTCAGAAGCTTTGACTGATCCGCTGAGAGAATTGATGTGCCTTGTTAAGTCCCAGATACGCTTACCAGAACTGTCTACTGGATTACCATACTGGTCGCACGGAAGTGTAACGGTTTCCATATCGTACAGGAATCGTCCCACACCCCACATAACCGCTGCACGTTTGAATGCATCAGACGCTGCAGACTTACCTGCCTGTTCGTACATCTGATCCTGTGGGTTGTCTTCGATCCGCTGACCGCAGTCCCATCTCCACATTACCTGACCATCTAGCTTGATACCGATACCGGCAAACAGGAAACCAGCCAGCTCTTTGTATTGTACTTCCCACTCGCAGTGCTCGTCAAGTACTTTCATTACGTCTCTTGCGTCGATGTATGCTGTGCATATTGCTTTCGACTTGTCTTTGCTTCTGCTCTGAACCCTCCACTGATAGGACACAGGCTTACTTAGTTTGTTGATTAGTTCTTTCATTTATAAAATCGTTTAAAAAGTTGTATACCTCAGCCAGATGGAAGATCGACTGCCAGTCGAAGGTGAATCGTGTACCCTCGGAGGTGTGGATGGCACGAACGAAGTGACCGGCACACAGGTTTTGATGATTAGATAGTAACCATTTGCGATATTCATCTAGTTGATATACATCGCCTTGGGCTACCAATTGATTGTTCTTATAGTCGTACTTTGTCACTCTATTACAAAGATCTATAAACTATAATAGATTTATTTAATCTAAAGCTTGGAGTTATGCTCGGAATTATGCACATTAGCAGCATGAAATATCTAGACATAGCGGAGAGAATGCGAGAGATTCGCCTCAACGCTAGGCTGACACAAAAAGACATGGCTAAAATTGTTGGACTAACTGCCGGAAGTATAGGTGCTATTGAGAATGGCGCTTATACCCCAAATTTCGAGGTTCTTAGGAGGATAAAACACAAGCTAGGCATACCATACGACTACATAATAGACGGCGTTAGTGCAGACGTAAGCAAGTCTCAGATAGCATCTGAAAACAAAGCTCTAAAGGAAGAGCTTGACAGGTTAAAGAAGATGGTAGACAGACTGCTAGATTCCCATTCGCTGGTGAACTCCAAGAAAGTCTGACTTGAACCTTGTCTCTATAACCTTGGTGTACCTTCTGAATGCTTTGCTGTCCTTGCTGTGCGATGACGCATGCTTGACGTGCATCTCGCTCACACCAAAGTATAGGTAGGAAGTGATCGCTGTCTTGCGAAGCATGTGTGGTGTTACCCACTCGTACATTGGCTTAGTCACACCCAGCACCGAGTAGTCCACATGAAGCTCTTCATACATGGCGAAAAGGACTCTGAGGTTGTCGTATATGTAAGACCTATTCAGCTCTCCTGAGAATACGCTGCCGTTCTTTAGGTTGTCTTTGTAGATATTCGCCAGTCGATCAGGTACTGGAAGCTCACACGCTTCACCAGTCTTAGAAGTGACCTTGCTGAACATCATCTGATCGCCTTGTATTAAGTCTGAAGGTTTCATAGACATCACGTCGCTGATCCTCATAGTAGATGCTAGGATCGTTGCTGCTACCTCCCAAACTACCTTCATGTTTGAGTCTAGTTTGTAGTATAGATCATCCGCCATGAACTTCTGGTAGAAGCTGGGGTCGAGAACAATGACTGGCTTCTCCACCTTCTCAAGCTTGGGAACCTTTGGCAGGTTGAGGAAGTAATGCTCTGCCCAGTGGCGCACAAACACACTGACAACGCTCATGATGGGCTCACGAGATGTGATCTCAAGACCACGATCTGTCATCCAATCATCGAACGCATAGAAGTATGCAGTAAACTGGTCTGCCTTGCGCCTCTTGATCTCGTACTCGCCTTCAAGATTGTAGTCATTAAGGTCTATGGGCTTGTACTCGTCAGCGAACGATGCAAGATGTTTGGCTACGTTTAGATACGTCCTGATGCTGGCTGGGGAATATGGTTTACCCTTCTTGTTGGGCATGTTCTCGACAAACCTCATGGCTAGGCTGGCAAGGTCTTCTGTCTGTGACTGCAAAGCCTTACGAACCTCGTCAATACTTCCAGTATCGGAGTATATTTTCTTGGCGAGCTCCTTACCTTCTGCGGAGATGTGCTTAACACCAAGAGAGTATCGCTTCTCTCTGCCATCTATCTTTACTTTAGCGTAATAGTAGCCAGATTGCTTGATTATGACCATAATTTCTTGATTTTAGAGAGTCCTATTTGAAATAAAATGATGATCGATGATGCGATCATAAGTGTGACTGGCACTACCAGTGCGAAGAATAATATTACATGCTTCATAGTTCTATCTTTTTTACTGCGTTTGATTTCATGTCTTCTGCTGCGTCTACATACCTCATGGTGTGCTTGGTAGTCTGATGACCAAGCAGCTTGGATGTGGTGAGAAGGTCGACCCCATTGTAGATAAGGTTGGTTCCGAATGAATGTCTCAGATTGTGCCACGTGATCCTCTTATCTATGCCGGCACGTTTAACCCAACCCTTTAGTAATTTATTGGCGCCATTGGCTGAAGGGAGATCAAATACATAGCCTTCACCCCTAGCACCGAGTAGTTCTATAGCGGTATCGTTTAATGGAACAATAACCTCTACGTTGTCTGCTGTAAGCTTCTCCCGAACCTTTACTATCCTTCCATCTCTGATGTGTTCCCACTTCAGCTCCATAACATCGACCCAAGCAAGACCAGTAACACAGCTTAGAAGTGCTGCACGTCTTACATGATCGTTTGATAGGGGAGTGCTCTTAAGTTTACGAACCTCATCAAGTGTAAGGATGTCCCTCTTGGAAGCCCTGCCTCTGACCCTCTTGTCAGTCAGAAGGATGGGGTTTACCCTGATGATGCCGAGCTTGTATGCATGCTTGACCATCTTGTTGAACCTGCAGAAGTAGGACTTCGCTCCTTCACCTGCTTGGTTGGACTCAAGGTGATCGATGTACTTATCGATTGCTGCTGGGTTGAGGGAGTTGAATGTGATCCGACCATTGCACTCGATGAACTTATTGAGTGCGCCCTGCATGTTCCTCTTATCCTTCTTTGTGTAGGAATCGATGTAGCTTTGCATCCAGTCTGCAACCACTGGGTTGGAGGACAAATTGTAATGCCCAGACTCGATCTCCCTTGCTCGTTGCATGGCGATGGACTGGGCATCACGAAGCGCTCTTCGGTTGTACTCCCGATCTTGGGCAGTTCGGGGGACAATGAGCTTCAGCTTTAATGTCTCTACTCTACGAATACCATCGTAGTAAATGTCTAATCGCAGCGATGTGCTGCCATCTTTGTTCTTTCTTTTTCTTAGCGTAACCATAGTCGAGGTACAAATGAGTAACAAAATATTGTACACTAAGGTAAAATAAAGAAAACGAAAATCCAACCAAGTCAAATAACTCGTTGATTTACAATGGCAATACGCTGAGAAAGAACTTGTTATACAACCTACCTCGTGCCCAGAACAGGAATAAAACCACCGCAGTTCTGATATGAATATCAATACATTATGGTGGGAAAAATGGAACGAGGTACAATAGAGTAACAAAATTTACTTCTTTTCCGTAAGGTTATATACTGACTTTTGATCTGCATTTGTAATGCTATACCCTGACTTTATCCAACCTACCAGTGAGTCCTTCTCAAAGTAAAGTTTGCCTCGTGGTTTAAGGTAAGGTATTGAACCTTCCGACACCAGCTTATACAAGTAAGATAGTTTATAGCCGAGGAATTCGGCTGCCTCTTGGGCGTTCATAATTTCTTTCATACAATTTCTTTCATGATTTTAATAAGTTCGCCAACATTAATGGCGGTGTTCCTAGATACGCATCGCTTGCACAGCTCATCGTACACATCCGCATACTGGGGGCGGAACCGATACCTTGTTGAGTGATCCTTCTCGTGGTGGAGGATCGTTGTGTGGTGTGTGTACCTCAGCATATCTGCGGTAAGCTGCATGGAAGTCCCATAGAATTTACGCATGATGTTAACCACAGCAACCTTTGCATCCACCACCTCAACCCTGCGAGATTTGGTCTTCAGTACGTCAATGCCGGTCACGTCATGGGTTTCATTAATTAGCTTCTCGAATTGTTCTTTGTTCATTTTCGTTTCGTTTTACAAGTTCAACAACATAATCACATAGTTCCTCATTGATCTGCTTCAACCCTTCGATGGTTGCTACTCGGTCTGCTCTTGGAAGGGTTTCTAACTGGGATAGTCCGTTGTTGATTTGCCTGAATAAGTACTTTACTTTTGCTTGCTTGTTCATAGATTCTGATTTTATGTTCGGGGTAGCCGAGTTCTCGGTGTATGTGCGCCATCCATTCATTAAAGGTCATTACCAGTATATTTTTACGAGTTCGCCCTCAACCATATAGGTTACCCTATTATCGTTGTAGAGTGCTTGTTCAGCGAATTTTTGTGTGAGGAATGATATCTTCTCCACCTCGTTGGTGTAGAATGTTCCTCGTAAATCTCCCAGTTCGGGGGCTTTAGGGTAGTCGAATCTCCATGAGAAGGAGACACCCTCCCTGACTAGCTTCATAATCTTGTTCATTTCGTGCATAGGGTTTTGATTGATTGTGATAAAATAGCTTCGCTCAACTCGGTATTGGCGAGCAGTCCATGCTCTACCTTATCTTGTATGCGAAGCACTTCCTTGTGACCAAATTTGGCGATCAGTTTTTCCAGTTCGTACTCTTCGCCATCTGCATAGCCTTCGACATAGATATCGACTGGCTCCTTGTTCATAATCATTGTAAACTTTGTTCTCATTGGGTTTTAATTTAGTAGTCAGGACAGGATTCGAACCTGTATCTTCTACCCTTTAGAGTAGGGCTAGGGCGTTACCAATTACGCCACCTGACTTACCATACACCTAAACTATCACAACACTTGATCCCATTTGCTCTAGACGTTTCTTCTCTTCCTCTGCAACATCCAAGCTATACTTTACGTCCACTAGCTGACCATTGGCTTTGATGTGGTACTTGTCGCACACCATCGATGCCAGTAGGTAGGCAAGCTGCTTGTCTGATTGTTGGTTTGATGTCACACCTTCAGTTCGCTTGTTGAACTCGATATGTCGGGTGACATGGTTTTGCTGAAAGATGATTGATAACCTATCCGAGTTATCCATCAGGGTGATTACTGCTTTAATCATGGTTTGGGGTTTAAATTATCAGCGCCATGATGATGGCTGCGATAAATGTTAGTACTATAAATCGGTTTATATCGTCAGTATACTTTTGCATCTTATCCTACATTTTTTATTTTCTGAATCCATACCTCCTCACTATTGGCGCAATCCCACAATGCTTTCTGATCGTTGTTATCGCCAAGTTCAATTGCTTTGTGTAGGTCGGTCTCGTTTACCGACACATCCATCACCCACTCGTCACCATTCTTCCACAAACCGAAGTAATGATCGGGCATAGTTAAGAGGTGAGCATTGCGAGAGAAGTACTCTTGAACACTCTCGAAATTCAGTTCATTCACGCTATTTTCGTGACCTTTTAAGCTGACCATGTAACCTTCCTTCGGGTTACATTCGCCAGTGAATAGGCAGTAGCTGCCTCCTCCATTTGACATTGCAAGTGCAATAAATTTTCTGATGTTCATAGTGTGTTGGTTTAGTGTGTTATTTTTCGATGTATGCGGTCACATGGTCAAGGCGCAAGCATCCGTAGCTTTCAATATCTTCGAATGATTCTTCCAAATAATCTTCTCCCATGCTGTAGTGCTTTGCTCGCTGTCTTAGGTAGTCCTTTGCATCCCTTTCAGATGCGAAACATTTTTCAGCGGTGAACGTGCCATCGGTTTGCTTTTCAAAAGGCATCCCGAACATTCGTAGGCAGCCAAGATATAGGGCTGATGGTGCGGTAGCTGTTATCTTCATAGATGGGTCAATGATTGGTTAGGATTTATAAAATATGTTTCATTCCAAAAATCATAGGTGTTGGATGCTACCTTTGCGCCGAATTGAGATACAATATCTGCATCGTTCCACTGCTGATGCATTGGTGCTTCGCTGTAGCAAGCATCACACGTGATAACTTTTGTTTCGTAGTCAATGTTTAGTGCCGATGATTCTCCGCAATCACATTTGGATGAGGAGTTGTCGGGGATGGTCACTTGGTCTGACTTGCGGTAGTAGGTATACATGGCTTTGAGTTTTTATCGTTTGGGATTGGTTCGGGGGTGTTTAATATTTACTCCACTCTTCTTCGGGAAGGAATTGGAGTAATTCGTCATATGGCATGTTGGATAATAGAACCCAAACGGCAGTTGTATCTCCATCGTTTACATCCTTCAGGATTTGGTCAATAACTGCATCAATAAGTTCTTTATTTTTCAGTTTTGCTTCAAGTAGTGGGTGCATTTTTTCTAGTTTTTATTGGTTATTAAATTGGTTCGGGGGTTATTCATCCTCTTCAACTTCTTCAACCTCGTAGTAAATACCTTCTGATTTGGTATGACCAAACTCTCTGAATAAATCCCAGATCAACTCGTCATTTAGTTCATCAACTTGAGTTTCGTCAATGATTTCACCATCTGCGGTGAGGTAATTAATGTTGTATGCCATTGTTGTTTGTTTTAGTGAGGAACTGCCAAAGGAGTCGAACCTTTGTAAGACCATCGCAGTTCGGGGGATTATATCCACTCGTCTGCTATATATGCAAGAGAGTCGGTGTCTAGTTCTGCTACATGGAAATCTCTCTCCTCAAAAACCTCCTCTACATCCTTACCCTTAAAGACAATGTCATCGCCGTCTACAAAGTAAGAGACGATAGCGAACTGATTGTAGTTTCCGTACTTGTCCGTATCGTGATGATGTGGCAGGTCATATAGGTCATGCTTCGCTTCATCGTATAGAACTTGGCTTCCGTTTCGCTTTATCTTTTCGATGGCTTCTTGTCTTACTGATTCGATTTTTTGTAGTAGTGTCATGGTGGTTTAGTTTATCGGTTCGTAATGGGTGATAACAAATTCGTGTGCGGTGTTTTCTCCCAGCGTTACCGCTTCGGATAGTTCACTTTCGGATAGTCCATAGAAAAAGATGTCATCATCTTCGCCTATGTCATCACTGGAAGAAACGATGTAGTCGGAGAATTCGGACTTGTCATCTTTCCAATATCCGCTTATTGAAAATAGTTGGTTCATGTGTGTGAGTTTTATTTTTTTACTTTATCAATTGCGTAATCAATAGACATCCATATCTGCTCATATGTAGCGTCATTTTGCATAGCTTCATCAAGGATATCGTATGCCTCATCATCGGTGCAATCATGCTTTGGAAACACATCTTCAATGTGCCAAAGGTTTTCAACATAATAGCCGTAACTTTTTAGAACTGCTCTTGCGTTGTCGATTTCTCGTTGTTGTGAAATTGTAAGCATCGTGTGTGGTTTTATTGGTTTACTGATTCAGTTACATTTTCAAAACCCATCTTCAAGCATTGTTCTTGTAGCGATGGGAGAGCAGACATGTAGGCATCTTCATTGTAGAATACTGCTACTAATTCTGCGTAGCCTTTGGTTTCAAAATAGACTTCAATCATAGTGTTTGTTTTAGTGTGGAACTGCTCTCGTCACGAACGAGATGCCATCGGTATGGGGCAGTTCGGGGGACTATAAGTCCTCTACGCTTTCAGTGACAAATTCAAATCCGTTCTTTTTTGCTAGTGCTTCCAGTGCGCTAAAGCAGGCATCGTAGGTTTCTTCGCTGTCGAATGTCGCTACTAGTTCTGCATAGCTTCCCGTTTCAAAATATACTTTTACCATAGTGTTTGAGTTTAGATGGTGATAAATTCGGGTTCACTTTTGCTTGGCGATGAGTAGACATAGAAGAACATCTTTGGGAACATATCTTGCAATTCCGCTACTCTTTTTTTGGCATCTTCGATTTTATCGTAGTAGCCATGAGTTCCAACATTGCCGTAGTGACCCTCTTCGATTACGTGATGGTACATTTTCATGGTATTTTAGTTTTCGTATTCACAATAAGTTTCATTGTTAATCAGCACCTCGACATATTCGCAGCCCAGTAGCTGCATATTTTCTGCTTCACGAAGGCATTGCTCGATGCTGTCGAATTCCTTTGATATTTCTCTGCCATCAAAGTGGGCGATAAATTGGTATGACATATGTGAGTTTTTGAGTTATTAAATTTCGGGGGCAGTCGTAGCGAGATATTCGCACATAGACTCGTATTCGCCTATATTTTTACCATTGTCAACATCCCATACTAGCCAATCTTTGTACATTGCTTTTACCTCCTCAAATAGTTCATCGTATGGGGCTTCGGTGGTGTGATAAACGTCAAATAACTTGCTGAATAGGTAGAATGAATAGTTCATAATGTTTGAGTTTTTTAGTTTAAAACTTCGCCTGATTTAGAAATATATCCCGCATCAATTAAGTAGGAGGCGTTTCTGCCATACCATCCTTGCAATTTCCATGCATCGCCTGATTTAATCAGGTAAGACCACGCTTGGAGTTGCTCTTCTTCAGTAGGTTCATATCCGCAGAATCCCTCCACGATAGAACACGCATCGTAAATAGTCATAGTGTGTGAGTTTTTGATGAGGAACTGCCTCTCGTCACGAACGAGATGCCATCAGAATGGGGGCAGTTCGGGGGCTTAAATGGACTGCAATAAGCCGATAAGGTACATAGCTACCACTAGGGCAATAAGTAACTGAATTAGCTGTTTCATATGCTTTGGGTTTGTAGTTCACGGAATAGGCATCTTAGCTTTGCTTCTCTCTGATACTGGAGGGGGTCAAGACCTAGCTGCTGAACTAGGTATTTAATGCGAGCATGGGTGCTGAATGCTCTCTGCCTGATGATGGGCTTTTGTTCGGGACGGCAGCTAACTACTGCCAAAGGTTTGCGTACTCTCATTTGTGTGTGTTTAGATGTATACATTGTTTGTGTGCTGAATAGTGCCAACCGATAGCGTTAACGCATATCACGAGGGCGAAAAAGAGGATCACTTTTTTCATGTGTGTGTGTTTAAGGAACTGCCATTGGACTCGAACCAATGTTAAGACCATCGCAGTTCGGGGCAGTTACTGATACTGATGTGGTATCATTCCCGCTGACAACATTGGCATATATGCCCTCCAATAATCCCTCAATGCAGATACTGACACGAATAAACCTATATGCATTTTTTTGCCATCTACATACAATGCAAAGCCGTCCCGACCTTGATATCCGTACCAAGAATTTTCATACTTTACCTTAATCATTTTTGTTAGTTTAAGCGTTTCGCCATGCCGTGGCTCATCAGTGCGGACAGCATATCCGCAGACGCTTTTTACTTATGCACTTAGAGGGCAAAGAGGTGATAAATCGACCTCAATGGGATCTCGGCAGTAGGTTACTCCTTTCGGTTTGGCAACCCCAACACCCTAACTCGGAACTACCGAGGTTTGGCGCACATCTTACAAGCGTAGTCTAGTGATACCACACAGGGACTGATATTATGCGCCGAGGGGGTCAACCTCGAGTTACTTGGCATTCTTCATGCTCGTATCGTAACCATACCGCAGGGACTAAGCGACTTAATTAGGTCGGGTGTGCAGCAGCGATGAAAAGAACTTTGTCAAATTTTTCGGTTACCCGTTTCCGTTTGACTTTGCAAACATACGGCAACGCATAACCGAATTCCAAATTTATTTTTGAAAAAGTACCAGTGCTAAACAGATTTAGCAGCTCAAATGCTTGGGAGAGTAAGAGTGTAGCGAAATGTTAAAGTTTTGTTAATGCCCAAAGGAGGGCAGTTCGGGGGCATAAAAATGCCGTATAGAGGAGAGCAGCTAAAGACGTTTGTTAAGCAAGTATCGTCGCAACGCGTTAACGTATTCCCTACCTAGGGGAGTAATAGAAAACTTGCCATCGACAAGGGAGAGTAGTTCATATTGGACTAGTTCGCGTAGTGCTTTGTAGATCGTGTTTTCTGCTGCATCGTAGTGGTACTCCTTGGACTTGCGTAGGAGGAATGCAGAGGAGGGAGGGAGGTGTGACCGCTTGACAATGTAAAGGCAAAAGAGATGGGAGCGGGTAAGGGAGGGAACAGCGAAACGCTTCGACACTTTCCGTATCGCGCCATCAATTAAAAGGAAATGTTTATCGATCAGCATAATTGGGTTGAGGGGTGAGAGGGGAGGAGGAGGGGTTATTGGGGTTTGTCACGCACACAAACGCGCCCACATTTCGCCCTCCATTCCGCTTTCTCTCTTTGGTTTTCATAGTACAATTCGCTTTATCTTTTCCTCCACAAATGTGGTGGGGATGAATTACTTTCTTACCCATATGTTATGGAATGTAGTGTGGTATTGGGTTTGGTATATGTCCGATATAACCGACCCTTATATCGAAACCCAAAAATCGATTTCAGAAAGGGTAAAATTGCACCCACCCGATTCGCGTTTCGCGTTTCGCAAATGGCAGCCGACCCCAGTGTATATATGCATAACCCCACCCCTCCGACCTCACAAACCCCACACTTTTTCTTTATGTGTGTGTTAAGGTAAAAGTCTCGAGTTTTTGCATTAGGAGCATTCTCAGCCCCGTCCTTGGCCTCTTTATTCTTTGGCGACTTTGCCATCGTTTTTATTACAGGCCCCCTATCAGCCTCTAAATCTCTTGGGTCTCACTCCTGAACACCCTGCCGGTGAACATGATCTCTGACAGGCGCTCATACTCGGCCATGAGTTTGCTTATCTCCCTCCTGAGTTTATCGCTCTTGGCGTCTGCCTCTTCCTTCCGCTTTACCAGCTTGTCTATCTGGGCGGACAGTTTGTCTATCTTTTCCTTCATGGTCTTTGGTTTATGAACAGGTCTAGGTTACTTTCAAACCCTCTTAGGTATCCGCCGTCTTCGTACCACCCCTTTACACATCCATCCACCCAACCGGCGATGCGGTAGTTTTCTTCAGCCGATTCTGAGTAGCCGGCGATTTTTACTTCTTTACCTTCTCTGGTTACTACTGGCTTGCCCTCTAGGGCTTCCTTAAGGTTAAACTGTGTCATACTTCTATTAGTTTAGATAGTGTTACTCTGTCTTCTTTGTCTACCCATAGGTGTTCTCTGTAGCCGATGGCTTCTACATATCCCCCGAGCTGAATCCTTTTGGCGATATCCTCGCACCTCTCCACTGCCTGCTCTCTGTCTGAGAAAGCAAAGTCAAGCTCAAATGTTTGGCGACCCTTATGGTCGACACCTCCTTCGTAAACGTAATACTTCATGCAGTCAGGGTAGGGGTCGAACCTACAATAGAAAGGGTACGCTATCTCGCTGCGTGACAAGTTGCCTATCTACATCAGCAACACTAAACCCTGCGTCTGCCAATTTCGCCACCTGACTAAAAAACCACCGCCGTAGAAACGGCAGCGGGTAACACACTACTCTCCAAAGATAAAACGAGAAAACTCTATTTTATTGTGTTATCCACAGTTTGTGATTAACTCGGATCTATATACAAGAGTTTTGATAGTTTTGCATTTCACCCCTTTCGGGAATACTACGGCTCGGGGGTGTTTGCAGTTTGCGAACTGCAATCAGCGCAAGAGTGGGCAGCAGACGATGGCGCAACCCAGATGCAAAGAGAGGAAGGGTATGTCTGCAGGTGGGCCGATCCATCTTAAAGTAGCTCTCAAACCCAGCGACTCGGTGTTCAGTTGGGGACGTTCGAAGGGGGGACTCAGGTGCTCAGCCTTTGTAAACGAAAGCAGAATCGATGGGCTAACCATGCTCTCGATTCTCTTGGTTGGATCTAAATACTAGCCTATGTATATAATCAGTATAGGTAGACTCGATATAGGAATCGATATACTACCACAAGAGTTTAGTTTGGGAATCTTTTCTATGACACTAGAAAAGTATTGTGACCTGTGTGAATGCTACCATGAAGCAAAACTAATTCAGGTCGGCCTGATCTTCTTCTCCATCAACTTTATCTGGAATTGAAAAAGCATGTCAAAATCTACCTTGATTTTTTCGGCTATGTTGCTGATGATTTTGTTTCTTGCGAGGTCTGTGGCTCCCGTGCTGTGGACATTCACCATATTGATTGTCGTGGTATGGGCGGCAGCAAAGCTAAAGACAAGATCGAAAATCTGATGGCGGTGTGCAGGTCTTGTCATTTAGAGTATGGCGACAAAAAACAACACCGTTATTTTTTAGAATCCAAACACTCTGAGTTCATCGAGAGACGCAAGAACTCATGAGAAAGATAACCCACATCGTAGTCCACTGCACTGCTAGTCCGCAGACGCAGACCATTGACACTATTAGGAATTACTGGCGATCCATAGGATGGAAGCGACCCGGATACCACCGCATTATAGATGCCAAAGGTATCGTACATAACCTGTCAGATTACGCCACCCCTACAAATGGAGTAGCCGGACATAATGCTAACTCTATTCATATCTCCTACATAGGTGGGGTAGATAAGTCTGGTAAGCCGGTTGACAATAGAACCCCCGAGCAGCTCGCTGCTATGGAGACTCTTATCAGAGAACTAACAAACCAATTCCCCGGCGCAATCATACTAGGACACAGAGACTTCTCGCCAGACAAAAATAGAAACGGCGTTATCGAACCAAACGAATGGATCAAGGCCTGTCCATCGTTCTCTGTTCGTGAATGGCTTTCTACAATATCTCTACCTAAAACCGGAAAAGAGCTTCGCACACTCGCCAGATTAAATCTACGCGAAGGCCCCGGTAAAAACTTTACTTCGAGATCTATAATTCCAGCGAACACTAAAGTAAGAATTATCCAAGAGCAAGGCGAATGGGCATTTGTTTCTGTAAACGGAAATACCGGCTGGATGTCTAGACAGTTCTTAGGATAGTCACAATTAGTGTATAACTCACCACTTGCTAGTACAAGGCGACTCTCTATTTTAGAGTTATGATTTCACCTACGAAAGTAATCGTAAAAGTAGAAAAGCGATACCAAGATGAGGTAGACTTCAATGGCGGAAAGCTTTGGAAGGATACGACATATAGTCCTGAGTGGAACGTGTTCCCTTATGGTATAGTACAGTCAGCTCCTATCAGACTTCCTAATGACGGTCTCGCTTATGACATTAAAGCTGGAGACAGGCTTTACATGACGTACACCGTTTTGATGGATGACTCCAACATGATCGAGCACGATGGTAAGGAGTACTGGATGGTTGACATGTTCAGTGCTATTGCCGTTGCCAGAGATGGTAAAGTTATTCCACTTGGTCAGCACATCTTAATCAAAAAAGAAGAAGATGAGAAAGAGAGTGAGTTCATCATCATACCAGACTCACACAAAACTATTAAGGTAAACAGAGGATACGTGTTCGCATCCAATGACCCAGAAATTCCTAATGGCGCATACGTCACTTTCGAGGAGGTTGGTATGTTCGAGAACGAGATCGAAGGTGAGATAGTATACGTAATGTACAACTTCAACATTCTTTTAATACATGAAAAAGAAAACAGCTAAATACATCAGAGAGATATCTGAACGTCTTCCGCCAGTATACGAACAGACTGTGTCTGGTTTCTATGAGGACTATAATGAGGAGGGAGATATGGTTAGATACCCGAACATAGTTGTACACGAGATCAACCACGAACGTAGGATCCGAAAGGCATACGAGCGTCTAGGTATTAAAGGTGTTCTTCACTATCTAGATATGATTCTTAAACTACAAAAACAACGCAATGATAGCCACAAGAATCAACTGCCTAACGACACGGACGCACGAGTGGACGATCTGGTCGAAGGGAATAACGATCAATCTGTTTCTGATACAGCTGTCGATACAGATACCGTACAGAGTACAAAGAAAAAGCTGGGAAGAAATAGAAAAGGAAATAAAGGAGACGGAGGAAATACTGAACAAGCTTCTAAGTGAGATTGGACTGCGAAACAGAGAGAGGTAAGGTGTTCATCGGTCACCAGCTAAATACTCAGAAGATCCTTGAGGATCTCGGATATAAGATCATATCAATGTCCGCCAAAGATTCAAAGTCTGATGTGATTATAGCTAGAGACATAGATGGTGTTCCGACGATAACAGGAGTGGCAGAGATTAAGTCAAGAGAGATGGCAGGCTCTGTTCCGCTTACAAGAAGTTACTTAAGTAGAAATGGCGGATACCTGATCACCGAGGAGAAGATCCACCACGGTAAGAGTCTGAGCTTTATAACCAGCGTACCATTCTTTGTGATTGTAAACCTATTAAAAGAAAACGTAATACTGATCTGGAAGGTAACGGATAACAATGGCGAGGTAATTCTAGAATACGATTCAAGAGCTACCGTCACTCAGGCCACCTGCAACGGAGGAACGGCCAAGAGAGTTAACGCATTCCTTCCAATAGAAAAGGCACACTGTATTGAATACTAACCTTAACAATAGAATCGGAGACTATGCTGAGTTTCTATTTGATGCGAACTCAGTTCTTGTTGGCCTCGTGGTCAACAGGCCGATTCACCCCGGTACGGTTTACGATAGAGTGGTTGAGTATAACGGGAATTTTACAAAGGTTCAGATAAAGTGTGTTACGAAAAAGAGAGTTGGAAACGGTTCTTACAGGGCGATGTTGATAAAGGGTAACAGTACGGTTTATAAGAAGTCTGAGATTGACTACTTCGCTGTATATGTTTTACCTGAGAACTGTTGGTATATATTCCCTAACGAGGAGAAATCCAATATATCGTTTAACGGTAAGAATCATTTAAAATATAAAAACAACTGGGAGGCACTAAAATGTTCGAGAGCGTAATTAAACTAATCGACTGGATCGTTGAGAAGCTCAGCAACCATGTCTTCCCTTTTGTAATTGTTCGTGATTATGAGGGCGGTGTAGTTTTTAGATTGGGTAAATATCATAAGACATTAGACAAGGGTATCAACTGGAAGTGGCCGCTAATTGATGAGGCTCACACAACGATGACATCTATCGATACTTTTCACATCCATGAGATCAACATCACAACAAGAGACCAGAAGACTGTGGTTATCGGTGTAGCTGTTGAGTACCAGATTCAGGACGTTAGAAAGTTCCTGATTGATGTTAATGACGCCCTATCTAACGCACATGACATATCTAGAGGTGTGGTGTCAGATATATTGGCGGACTACACATGGGAAGAGATAAGCGGTAAGTCTAAGCTTACAGACGTTAAGTCTGCCCTTAAGAGACCTATGGAGGATATGGGTATATCAGTAAGAAGGGTGTACCGATCCGACTTCACCACCACAAGAGTATTTACAATATTTAAAGCATGAGATACATTAAGATCGATTCGTACTTTGTTGAAAACGGCAGGGTTTACTTCTGTGACCTGTATATCAACCCGTTCCAGATTGAGTCATTCCACGAGACCGAGATATCCTACACCATGGATACCGGCGAAGCTGGAACAAGGGGGACTACCCACATACGTACCAAGTCTGGTGAGGAGCATGATATAGACATGAACATAGACGATTTTGCCACACTGATGGAGTCTTAATTCACCCCGTCTTTTTTAAGCCCCCGAACTCCACCCCCAATAATTTTGCAATTAATGCGTGTACTTTCTTATGTGAAAAACCTAGACGCCTCTAGCTATCATAGGGTGTACACACCGAACCAGACATTAGACGCCGAGGTTAAGGTTGTTAGAAACATTAACGAGGATGATCTGGAGTGGTGTGATATCCTGCATTACAGCAGGCATAGTGTGATGGCTCCGGCGTTCCTGAGTTCCATGAGAGATAAGTACGGGTTTAAGATTATTGTAGATAACGACGACTGGTGGGAAGTACCAAAGGATCACCCGAAGTACGAGTTCTGGACTAGGTCAAATATAGCCTTGCAGATCAGGCACCATATAGCGAACGCTGACGCTGTCATTTGTACGAATGAACGGCTGATGCATGAGACAACCAAACTAAATCCAAACTGCTATGTTCTGCCAAACGCCCTTCCTTTCGGGGAGGGGCAGTTTGTTTACAGGCCGTCAAAGCCTGCAGACAGGGTTAGGTTGCTGTATGCTAGTACTGTAATGAATTACTCTAATACGTCAACGATTGCTGGCGCTATGAAGAAGCTGGCACACCTGCCGATAGAGATAGTTATAGCTGGATACCATGAGAGCCCGCTGTTTACAAGGTTGATTGACAACCTTACGGCTGGCGGTTTGATACCACACACGACTACTCCTTGGTCAGATGCTGAGACGTACATGTTAAATTATGTTGGCGAAATCGGAATTCTTCCGAGTAAGGAAACAAAGTTTAACAGTCTGAAGAGTAACCTTAAGGCGGTTGAGTACGGATCTATGAAGATGCCTGTTGTGGTCGCTAAATGTGATCCCTATCTGGGAATGGATGTTGATTATTTCTCAGGAGAGAAAGAATTTATTAATGTGGTAACAAAGCTTGTTACTGATGAGGATTATAGAAAGAAGAGGGGTGAGGATAACTATAAGTTCTGCAAAGAGAACTACAATCTTAAAGATTACGCCAAACTAAGAAAAGAGATATATGAAGAGGTTAAACGTGGTGATAGCAACGGTTGGGAGGTTGTCGCTTCAGAGAATGATAGACAGTATAGCTCCACAGCTTACTGATCAGGATTTCTTAACGGTAATATGGGATTGCCCAAGGAATGCCGTTAGTTACAACACCGCTGCCACTGTCATAGAAATAAAGAACGCCAGCCCGATGGGCCACTGGGGGCACGGATCCAGAACTTTCTGGCAGAATGTTCTACCCGGGGACTATCTGATAAATGGCGATGATGACGATGTATTTGTTGAGGATGCTGTGTTCACGATCAGGGAACATTGTACAGAAGATAAGCTGTATGTGTTCCAGATGTTACACGGAGAACAGCGGATACCAAGACACCACGCCATAGAGTACACTAACATTGGCACACCATGCGGAGTGTATAAGCCCGGAGGTTTGCCTGATTGGAAGTTTAAGTATGGCGGAGACTATGAGTTTTATAAGGCCCTATCCGAGACTAAAGAGGTAGAGTTCATTGACAAGGTTATTTATAAAGTTAAGCCATGATACACTATTTCAAGGAAGGTGATCTTGGTTACTCTTATCTGGAAAGCTGGGAGAAGTATGGCTGTGCCCCAATTAAAAAGTGGGACTCTACTATGCTTCCGTATGATCAGTATCCTTCTCTAATTGGTTACAGAGATAATAAGAAGTGGTCAATACTTTCTGACTTCTTGAGGATATGGGCAGTGATAGAGTTCGGGGGAATATATCTAGACTGTGATGTTGAGCTGATCAAACCAATAGATGTGTTCTATGATTATGAGGCTTTCATATGTATGGAAGGAGAGCCTGTATTCGTGAACGCAGCAGTAACAGGAGGTCACAAAGGTAGCGAGCATCACAAGAACATGTTGAATGGATTCTTTGATGTAATAGAAGGTAGGAAGGGATACATTGTTCCTACAGAGGTTGGTTGTGGAGTTTGGTCTCACACTGACTATGTAAAAGGACTTTTAGGTAGAGACCTTACCGTGGAAGATATGAACAACACCATAAATGTTGACGGGCTGTGGCTAATGCCGAAGAGGGCATTCTATCCGTTCAACTGGAATGAGGGATATAGCGAAGATTGTATAACAGACCAGACGTATGGGATACACTGGTGGAAAAAGAGTTGGGCATGATACCAGAGAAAGACTACTTACAGATGGAATTCAATCCTCTGATAAAGAGGAAGCTGCTTACTGAGTACCCAAAGCTAAGTCAGATTATTGGCGATAGGGATGACAAGATGATTAGGTACGTTCTGCTTATGTATGATCAGAACAGTCCACTCAGGAAGTACTACCCAGATGTAAACAAGAGAAAAGAGTTTGCCGCTGTTATTGCAGGCTATGACGCAGATAAAGACATCTCTAAAATAGAGAATCTTAAAACGCTAACAGAGACTGTAACAACAGAGGAAGGCCAAAAGGTGGTTCCATTTGAGGAACTCCTCGAGTCTATCTCAACCTACATGACCTACCAGAATAGTAGGCTGTGGACGATGATAGTAACAAACGAGCAGAGCTTCTACGAGTACCAGAGGAGGATCATGGCAGAGGTAGGTGGAGAGGCAGATAAGGATGCGCTTAGTGCCATCACTATCAAGACTAAACTTCTTGAGGCGATGGATGATATACACAAAAGACTAGATAGATATTATTCTGAACTAACGGGAGGAGACCAAGATCTTGAGATGGCGATCATGATTAAGAAGAGGTTGAGCCCTGAGTCAAAAGCTGTGAGGTAATGTATAAGAAGGTAGATGGAGGAACGCTTGAGGTTATAAACGGAATCGAATGCTGGGTTCCGCCGGTTGGTTACGGTGTTGACCGTATCACTGGCGAGCTGGTTGAGGTTGGCGTATTCACATCATCTACCAAGAAGAAGGAACAAAAGTTCCAGAGATACGAGCTGCCTATTGACTATGATAAGAAAAGATCTAAGGAGCTTACAAAGCAGAAGGATGATCCTGAACACTTTGATCCTGAGCTTGAATCGATAAGAGAGAAACTGTGGCAGTATAGGTTGTGTGGATACTGGTTTATGAATAACGGTGTTCCTGTTTACATAACTGGCGCCCATTGGTACTACCTGAATTGGTGTGTTACCAACGTAGGCTATATGGATTACAGGAATACTGACAGAAAGATATTCTACTGCTTGCGTTCAGTAGAGGAAGACCCCCGAGCTGGTGGACTTGTATATGTCTCCAGACGACGCGGTGGTAAGTCTTACATCTCAGCTGCTTGGTTGTTAGACAGGGTTAGCCTTGGTCTAGATAAGATAGGCGGTATGCAGAGTAAGACTGACGAAGACGCAAAAGTTCTTTTCAATAAGGTTGTTAACTACTTCGTAAACCTGCCTCATTTTTTCAAGCCGGTATACGACACGTCTCAAGGTTTGCGCCCTAAAAAAGAGATAAGATTCTTTAAGCCTACAGTAAAGGGTAAGAATGCTGAAGAGATGTTGAAGGGAGATGAGCTTAGAAGTACAATCAACTTCGGTTCGTCTGAGTCTTTCCACTACGATGGTAATGCTCTTTACGCTTACACGCTTGATGAATTTGGTAAGCCACAAAGATCAAATGTGTGGGACACATGGAACGTAGTTCGATACTGTATGGATCAGGATGGAAGATGGGTTGGTAAAGCATTTGTTACTTCCACCATCGAAGACCTAGATGTTACAGGTCAAGGGCCGAAAGACATATGGGTTAACTCTGATCAGAATAAGCGTGACCCTAACGGTAGGACAACGTCTGGTTTGTACAGGTTGTTCTTTGGCGCACACGAGTCTACGTTCTTCGATGAGTATGGAAACGAAGACAGCGAGAGGGGTATGAGCTACTACCTCAACATGAGAAAAGGTTTTGCTCATGACCCACGTCAGCTTAGTTCTATCATAAGAAAGAATCCTTTCACTATTGAAGAGGCTTTTAGAATTGATGGCGACAAGTGTCTCTATGATTCCATGAAGCTTAACGAAAGGCTTGATAGGTTGAGCTGGAAGGATAACGTAACCACCAGAGGAAACTTTGTTTGGGAGAATGGTGAGAGGGACACAAGAGTTATATGGGAGCCTAGTAAAGATGGCAGGTGGGAAGTTGCAAAGCTATTCAAAGATGAGTCTCATTCTAATAAGATTTATCGACGTGGTGAGCACTTCTATCCTAACAACACGATGGCATTCTGTGCTGGTGTTGACCCGATTGATCACTCTGTAACTCAGGACAACAGAAGGTCTAACGGCGCTGGTATAGTTCTTCAGAAGCACAACCCTGTGAGTTCGGGGGATATATACGACAACGCCTTTGTGTGTAAGTATGTATACCGGCCAGACATAGTGAGCATATTCTACGAGGACATGATCAAGATGGCTGTGTACTACGGATGTCAGATCCTGTACGAAAACAACAAGATCGGTCTGCAAGGATACTTCGAGGAGAGGGGATACGGGAACTTCCTGATGTGGTTACCTGACAGGGCTATGCCCGGGATAGCTGCCACAACAAGAAGCCACCAGTATGGGGCTGAGCTGACTGAGGAGTACGTGAATAATTACATAGACAGAGTCTACTTCAAAGATCTAATTAAAGATTGGCTGGAGTTTGACCTAAACAATACTACCAAGTTTGACATCGCGATGGCGGCAAGCTATTGTTTGATGGCATCAAAGGCGGTGGCAACAAAGAAAGAACGAACCGAAGTGAGAGAGGTGACAGATTATTTTAGACCTAGAAAAATTTAAAAGTTCGAGATGAACACAAATCAATTTCCGTCGCATCTGATCGACCCAAGACAAAAGGGAAAAGATTGGATCATGCAATTTGCAAAAGCAGCTTGGGGCAGCTGGAACAATGAAAACCCCGGCGAGATATTTTATAATGCTCGCTACAAGTATGAGGTATACAAGCAGTATGCCCACGGTAACCAGTCGATAAATAAGTACAAGCCCCTCATGGGTATTGAACAGGAGTCAACAGAAACGTGGCTCAACATTGACTGGAGTATCGTACCTATCGTACCAAAGTTTAGAAGGATCGCCCTTGGCAAACTTTCTAAGGTTGACTACAACATCACAGCCACACCAGTTGATTCTATTGCAGCTGAGGAGACTCAGGATTACTTCGCAAGAGCAAAGGCAAAGCTGTTGATGCGTGAGCAGGCCGAGAAGATGGATCCATCATTACTTGAGCTTCCGGCATTACAACTTAGTCCAGAAGAGGCTAAGGATATGGAGGAGCTGGAGATCCAGATGAACTACACCTTTAAGCACCAGATGGCTGTAGAAGCTGAGCAGGCTATCAAGCTTGTGCTTGAGCAGAACTCTATCGACAAGATGCGTGATAAGATTCGTGCTGATCTTTTTGACTACGGTGTTGCTGGTTACAAAGAATATATAGATTCTAATGGCGCCATAAAGGTTCGTACTGTAAACCCCAGAAACATTATTATTAACCAGTGTAAGAACAACGACTTCACAGATGCTTCATATATTGGAGAGGTAATCGAGATGACCATTGCTGATTTGAAGCAAATGGCTGGTGATCAGTTTACCGAGGAGGAGTATCAGGATATTGCAAAGAATGTTCTTGGTAAGTTTGGTAACCCTCGTGAGTGGCCTTCTTCACTATCAATTTACAACAGAGGTTATGACAAGTTTAACTTACGCATTCTCGACCTTGAGTTCTTCTCAGTCAACGAGATGGTATATGAGCAGCGCATTGACAGGCGTGGTAATAAGATATATGCTCGTGCCAAGTATGAAGATAGAAACAGGCGCAAAGAAAAGTTCGAGCGCGTAGCCTACAAGGTTGTTTATAAGTGTCGTTGGATTATTGACACTAACTACATATTCGACTACGGTCTCTGCACAAACATGAAGAGAGCTAAGTCAAGTCTGATGGATACGAAGATGTCATTCCATATTTTCTCACCAGAGTTCTGGGACATGAAAGCATACGGAATGATGGAGCAGATCATCCCGATCGCGGATGCTATTCAGCTTGCATGGTATCGTCTTCAGAATGTTATCAACCAGTCTAGGCCGAAGGGTATCATGATTGAGATGGGTGCATTGGAGGATATTCCGTTGGGTAAAGGCGGATCTAAACTTAAGCCTTTGCAGGTTCTTGACCTGTACAACCAGCGTGGTGTTCTTGTGTATCGCAAGGCAGACCAGCAGGGACGTATGACCAACTATAAGCCAATTGAAGAATTGGAGAACGGCCTTGGTCGTGACGCTATGAACTACTGGCAGTTAATCCAGAATCACATTCAGATGCTTCGTGATATTACTGGAATGAATGAATTCACAGACGGTTCTACTCCTGATCCTAGAGCGCTTACAACTGTTGCCAAGTTAGCATACGAGGGAACTAACAACTCTCTGTACAATATAGTGTCTGGCGAGAAGAAGCTTCTTGAGTCCTTATCTAACGATATCATCTTGAGAATTCAGGATGTTGCAGAGGGTGGAACTGTTCAGGGATATATTCGTTCTCTTGGCGGAACTACAATGAAATTCTTTAAGCTTTCTCCGAATGTAGCTCTTTATGAGTTTGGTATATTCTTAGAAGATAAACCAACTGACGAACAGAGAGCCATGCTCATGCAGCAGGTTGCAGCAGGTCAGGCTGGTGGACTGCTAGATATTGAGGACGCCATCATTATTCAGAATACTGATAATGTAAAGGTTGCACAGCAGCTGTTGGCGTACAAGATTAAGAAGCGCCGCAAGGAAGCTGAGGAGCAGGCTATGAGACAGCAGCAGATGAATGCACAAGTTCAGCAGGAGTCTGCGATGGTTGCCGAGCAGGCTAAGCAGCAGACGCTTCAGGTTGAGGCAGAGGTTAAGTCTGTTCTCATCGAGAAGGAGAAGCTGCTTGATATGGAGCTTATGAAGTTGAAATACTCTTATGAGTTACAGCTTGAGCAGATCCGTCAGGGTGGTAAGATCGAAACCAAGAAGGAAGAGAACAAGGGTAAGAAGTCTGTTACCAAGTTAAGAATGGGGCAGCCTGATGAGGATATAGAGGTTTCTGAGATTTACACTCCGCCAATCATGGAAGAGCAAGTTGAGGAGCCTATGGTCGAGCCAATGGTTCAGAACATGATTCCTCAAGAGGAGCCAGTTATGGAAGAAGAGGAAGTGATGGAAGAGGAAGAAGATGAAGATCAGATGATGTAATTAAGATAGGGTTGCAGTTGATAAGGCTGCAGCCCTTCTTTAATAACCACCCCCTAAATTTTACAATATTTTCAATAGTTATTGAAAACTTTGCCGGTTATAAACCAACCCCGTTCGGGGGATCACAAACCAAATAGAAAACTATGTCAGAGAATTTAGACTTTTCAGGTGCTAAGCCGGAAGACTTCAAGCTTGTAGGTTCAGAAGAACCAACCGCAGAACCGGTACAACAAGAAACTACTGAGCCAGCCCAAGAGGTTGCGCCAGTTGAAAGTGCTGAGCCAGTTCAAGAAACTACAGTTCAAGAAACTGTTGAGCCAGAGGTGAAGCAAGAGGCTGCTCCTGATTACCAGTTCAAGGATGATTTCATCAAGGGACTGGTTGAATATTACGAAAAGACTGGTGATGTCACACCATACCTTCAGGCCAAAACAATCGACTTCCAAAAGTTGTCCGATGAAGAGATTATGAGACGTAATCTCCGTGAACAGTATCCGGACATAAGCGAGAAAGCATTTGATCGCTTGTATAAAACTCAGGTTGTCGATAAGTACAAACTTGACGCTGATGAGTGGGGAGAGGAAGATTCAGAACTTGGTAGAGAGTTACTCAAGGCTGAAGCATCCAAACTTCGCTACAACTATGCTGAGTGGCAGAAAAACTTTACGGCCCCGGAACCGGTAGCCTCAAACGATGAGCAGGAGTCTATAGAACTGCTGCAGAAATTTGAGCAAGAAGTTAAAAGCCATCAGGCCACAAAGAGTCTTTTAGAGGGCAAGAAGATTGCCATCAAGACTCAAGACGGCGAGTTTAATTACGAGCTGCCTGAAGCCAACAGGTTGTTGGACATGACCATCAATAACGATCTTTTCTTTACCCAGTTTGCTAACGATAACGGTCAGCTTGACTATGATCGTTGGTATAAGACTGCGGCCTACTCACAGAACCCCGAGCTTTTTGAACGAGCGCTCATCAATTTCGGGAAGACGCTGGGTAGATCAGAGGTGACGAAGGAGATCAAAAATCCGCAAATCGCCCCTGCGAACGATGTGCCTACTGACGGTTCGGGGGACTTTACGTCCGGACTTCTGCAGGCGTTTGCTAACAGGGGAGTTGTTAAATAACTCTTTAAAAACAAATTATTATGCCCGGTACTATTGGAAACTTAAACAAACAGTACGTTTCCTCAATCAATTTTCTCGATCAGCGTGAGATCCTTAATAAGGTTCTTGACATCACCAACGAAGAAGCTAGCTTCTTGGATGTAATGGAATTAACTGGTCGTTCAGTTATCACTAGCGTTCCTGAGTATCATCACTTCGTGAACGAAGAACTTTATGTTCTCGCTACACCTTCTGCCGTAACTGGTTCTGGTGTAACTGGTACTCCTGCTCAGATCACTGCTGCTGTTGACAGCGCTGCTTACGCTTATGTAAACGCTGGTGAACTTGCTCTTTTCCCTAACGGTGGAGTAGGTTTCGTAGCTTCTAAAGGAGCTGGCAACACTGTAGTTATCCGTAGCGTTGACGCTTCTGCTTTAACTCTTACTACTGCTGACAAGCTGAGCTTCTTCTCAAATGCTTCTGGTGAAGGTTCACTTTCTCCTTCTTCTAAGCGTTGGGGTGCAACTAAGTATGCAAACCAAGTTCAGATCTTCAAGGGTAAGTTTGAAGTTACTGACATCCAGAAGGCTTCTAAGGTAGAAGTTGAGTTTCAGGGTAAGCCTTACTTCATGTACAAAGGACAGCACGAGTCTCTGATGAAGTTCCGTAGCGACATCTCTGCCTCTATGATCTTCGGACGTAAGAGCTCTACTCAGTTCTCTGATGCTAACCCTGTGTTAGTTGACGGAGAAGGTAAGCCTGTACAGACCACTATGGGTATGGATCAGTATGTAACTAGCATGGGTAAAGACCTTAGCTTGCTTACTGCTGGACAGCTTAACCAAGCTGACTTAGTAGCTTTAACTCAGCAGTTGAACCGCGACCGTACCCCTCAAGAGTACTTCTTGTTCGTAGGTACCACTCAGAATATTCTGTGGGATAACTACTTCAATGCTCTTGGTAACGGTGCTATCGTTTCTCAGGCTGCTCGTTTCGACATCGGTAAGAATCTGGATCTGGGTATTGACAGCGTTAAGTTGTATGGCCGTACTTTCCACAAGAAGTATTTGCCTATCCTTGACCACAAGAATATCGTAAACTTCACTGGCGGTTATAACGCTAAGGATTCTGCTTACGGTATCCCTGCTACCAAGATCAAGACCAACGATGGTCAGCTGGTTGACCGCATGCGTGTTCGCTTCATGGCGGAAGGTAACACAGATTTCAAATACCGTGAAATCCTTCTCGGTGGTTTGGCTCCTGTACCTACCAATGAGCGTAGCGTGTTGGAAATCCACTACGAATCTATCCAAGGTTTGGAACTTTTGGGCGGTGCTCAGACTTTCAAGTTGAAATAGATAAAATAACGGAGGGGGAGAAATCCTCCTCCTTATTATTAATAACCAATAAATAAACTAAGATGAGAAAGACAGAACTTTACAACAATGTCAGTAAAGAACTTATTGACAAAACGAAATTAAAACCCGGGCAGCAGGCTGTCTACAAGGTTTACACAACAGAACGAAATCCGATGGATGAGTCAAAACCGGCGATTCCTTCGGTAAGGCAGATCCCGCCTATCGATCAGATATGGGATGACGTAAAGCAGGATTATGTAGATATTGCTGCAGTTAAGTCTGTGAATGCCAGCGGTGTTCACACGTTCCACGATCTTTATTTTTATGGCAATCAGGGTGGGTACTTGATACTCTCCGGTGGCCGTGGTCAGGATCAGGAGATTCACTCCTACCTGTCTTTATGTAATTACAACGTATCTAACCCTAACCGCGACACAACTAAAGAAATGTTGTTTGAGCTGGTTGACGAGGAGTCTAAGGTAGAGGTTGAGCGCCGTACACGTAACATTAAGCGTGAGGCCCTGAACGCTGCTGCTGACCTGAGCGCTGAAGAGGTTCGCACCTACATCGCTGCCATTGGTCAGGATGACTCTAAGAAGGTTGACGTTTTGAGAAATACTCTAGAAACATTGGCTGATAAGGATCCTAAGGCATTTTTAGATCTTATCAACAACAAGCAGGCTGTAATGAAGGCTACCATAAATCGTGCCCTCACAAAGGGTGTGATCAGCTTTGATGCCGAGCAATCCAAGTTTTCTTGGCCCACAGGTGAGGTTATCCTTGTTGTATCAAGGACTACCGGTGGAGACAATGTAGAGGAACTGATCTCGTACTGCGAGACAAATCCAAAAGGTGAAAAGGTCTATCAGACTATACAGTCAAAGTCCAAAAAATAGTCTCTCTTAGTTTGGATTGTTTGGTTCTACCCCCTGAGTTATCTAGCTCGGGGGTTTTTTCTATGGTGTCTTTTTTAGGCTAATGACTGGCTTTGTTTGCAATTTTGCACGAAGATGCCCACTATCAACAATTTATCGTTTAACGTAAGGTTCGACCTTTCTGGCGCCCCTATACTAATACTAACTGACGCATCAACTCTACCCGCCGGCGCAGTTGGAAGGTTTATCATTACCACACCAGATGGTTACACTAGGACTGGTAGCTTTAGTACGCCTGACATTACCAGCTCAGGGGGCGCCTTTTCTTACAACATGAATCCTGCAGCTGACGGTGGCGTTCAGTGCGGGAACTACAATATTATATACGAGGTTATCACTACCGATCTGGTGGTGACTACTTTTACTAGGCAGTTTAATTTTCAGTACACCCCGAAGGTGTTGAACATCGTTGACGACTTCGACGTGTTCACCCCAGACCTTGACATTATAGATAGCACTAACTACGCTATTGGCGGATACACAAATACAATTACAAGATCTTGGTCTGTTGTCAGCACTCCTACAGGAACGCTGACCGGCTCGGGGGCATCTATCGATCTTAGATTCAATAACAGCTACTTCGACGCCAATTATACGGTAACATTTTATGCTACGCTTATATACACCAGCCAGACATCTGCTTGGTTAACTATAAGAGATATACTCACTAAGACATATACTACCTACGCAGCAACACCACCGACACCACAGACTTTGGTAGATCAGATCCACGACCTTAAGGTTAAGTGGGATCAGGCTGCTAATGAGTGTCAGGAGCAGGATCAGCTGAAGGAAGACTTCGAGTTTGCTCAGGCATTATTCAAACATATTATAGACAGGGTTCTCATCGTTCAGACTGATGGCATCTATGAGGATATCAGAGATCTTATCAGGATCCTGAACAACTATCAGATCCCTGCGTACACTCCAACCAACCTTCCCATCCAGCCATACGATGTGGGCATATTCGCCCCGGGTGCTGTGTGGGGAAACATCACTGGTACTATCACAAACCAGACCGATCTTGTTAACTACATCGCTGCTCAGATCACTGGCGGTAAGTATGTGGCTAATGTCGGTAATGGTTCTGCCACCACGATCACTGTCACCCACTCATTGAATACTTTGGATGTAGAGGTTGAGGTAGTTGAGGTTGCTACAGGTGAGACTGTATTTGTTGATACTATCAGAAACGGGGTGAACACGGTACAGTTTGTTTTTGCAACTGCGCCAACTACAAATCAATACAGAGTAATAATCAGAAAGTAATATGAAGTTTTTAAGTAACATACTAGCAAAGGCGGGACTTATTGTTGATGGCACAGCCACACTTAATTCTGTTGCCAATGCAACGACAGATACTGACAGGTTTATCGTTATTGATAATGGCGTAGTTAAATACAGAACTGGCGCTGAGCTTCGTAGCGATATCGATGCAGCCATCGCTGCTGCTGCAGTTCCTGTTGGTGGATCTGCAGGTCAGATACTTGCTAAGGTAGACGGAACTAACTATAATACTGAATGGATTGATAACTTCACCACAGACATAAGACAAAATGTAAAAGCTGGCGAGAGTATTAATAAGGGTCAGGCGGTTTACATCAGTGGTGCTGATGGTACGAATGTTGTGGTTAGTAAGGCTTCTAATACTTCTGATGCTACATCATCAAAGACTCTTGGACTTCTGTCGCAGAACCTGTCAAACAATGGACAGGGTTTTGTTATTACAGAAGGTAAGCTTACAGGAATAAATACATCTACAGCTCAGGCTGGTGATCCTGTTTGGTTGGGTACCAATGGTAACCTTCTGTTTGGTCTGGCGAATAAGCCAGTTGCTCCAGCACACTTAGTTTATCTTGGTGTTGTTACCAGAGCCAACCAAAACAATGGAGAGATCTTTGTTCATGTTGTTAACGGGTTTGAGCTTGAAGAGCTTCACGATGTACTTATTGGAACTTACGGAAGTAAAGATGTTTTATGGCGAGACACGGCTACGAATCTTTGGAAGAATAGAGATATATTCAATCTAATCGGTGCAGCGTCAGGTTCTGCTAATGGTTATCTTACATCCACAGACTGGACGACTTTTAATAACAAGCAGAACGCTTTATCATTAACCACATCTTGTTCTAGTGGTGCTGCAACACTAGTTGGTAGCACTCTTAACGTACCTCAATATACACTATCTGGTCTGGGTGGCGTACCCACATCAAGGCAGCTGACTATTAACGGAACTGCGTTTGATTTAAGTGCTGATCGTTCATGGACTGTTGGCGATGTGCGTACAGATAGCACATATTCAAACCCAGCGTGGATTACCGCGCTTACATGGTCAAAGATTACAAACACACCCACAACCTTAAACGGCTACGGCATTACAGATGGCGTGCGTTCAGTAGGTTTAACAACTAGCACCACAGGCGTTACAATCGGCTCAACACCTGTAACTGGCAGCGGAAACATTACTATTGACATCGCTACGGCAAGCGGCTCGACTATTGGTTTGCTATCTTCGAGCGATTGGACTACGTTTAATAACAAACAAAACGCATTAACCCTTACTACATCGGGCAGTTCAGGCGCGGCAACGCTTGTCGGTGCAACGCTTAATGTACCGCAATATCAAGCGGCGGGCAACTACATTACAGCCCTTACAGGCGAGGTGACAGCATCGGGGCCGGGTAGCGCATCTGCAACGCTTACCAACAGCGCGGTGATTGGCAAGGTGCTTACTGGACTTAACTTAACAGGCGGCGGCACGATAGCATCAACTGATAGTATCTTGCAAGCGTTTGGCAAGATACAAAATCAAATTAGCGCAATGGTCGGCGGCGTTATGTTTCAAGGAACATGGAATGCAAACACCAACACACCAACACTTGCAAGCGGTACAGGCACTAAGGGGCATTACTATATCGTTGACGTTTCGGGTACTACTACACTTGATGGCAAGAGCGATTGGCGCGTAGGTGATTGGGCTATCTTTAACGGTACTGCGTGGGATAAGGTTGACAATACAGATGCGGTGAGTTCTGTAAACGGATTCACAGGCGCGGTATCACTATCAACTAGCCACATAAATGAGGGAACGAATCTTTACTATACCGACGCGCGCGCTAGGGCTGCAATCACACTAACAACAACAGGCAACAGCGGCTCGGCTACATATAGCGGAGGTACACTTAACGTGCCAACGTACACGCTCGCAGGTCTTGGCGGTGTTGCATCGACTCGTACGCTTACTATTAACGGAACTGCATTCGATTTATCAGCTGATCGTTCATGGTCGGTTGGTACGGTTACAAGTGTGGGCTTATCTAGTGCGACAAGCGGCGTGACTATTGGCAATACGCCTGTAACAGGCAGCGGAACGATTACGATTGCTATTGCTACTGCTAGTGGCTCGCAGAATGGTTTGCTTAGTTCAACCGATTGGACTACGTTTAACAATAAGCAGAATGCGTTGACTAACCCTGTGACTGGTACTGGGACAAGCGGAACGATAGCAAAATTCACAGGCACATCGACTATTGGAAACAGCTTACTTAGTGACGATGGAAGCCGACTTGTAACACTTGATGGGTCAGCTGCAAACAATGGCGTTTCACTTGTAATAAACACAGCTTCGCAAAACGCTTCAACTGTTATTTTCACCGTTGCAAATGTTAGGCATTTTGATACAGGTTTCGATGCTAATACTAATTACAGAATTGGCGCATATAACAACGGTACATATTTAGGTAATGCACTTGCAATACCAAAAAACACCATGCGTATTCTTATCAATGGCGCAGTTGATGATACAGCAAATGCTTTGCAAATAAGCGGAAACGCTAGATTGACTGCATTAGCAGGAACAGGTCAGGCTTTTATTACAGCTAACAGTGATGGCCAACTCGTTCGGGGTAATAACCTTTCAAGCATTTCACTAACAGTTAGCGACTTAACAGTTGGCGCATTGGGTAGCGGTATTGTTGTAGTAACAAATGGAACGCTGCAACATCAAACAGGTACGGCGAATAGATTTTTACGCTGGACAAATAGTACTGTTGTTGTAGATAGTTCACTAAGGGAAAACGGATCCGGAAATCTTGGGCTTGGTGTTGATCCGAGTGCGTGGGTAAGCGGAAGTCAAGCTTTTGAAAATAGCACCTATGCATCAAGTGTATATGGTTATACAAGAAACGCATATTTTAATGGCACAAGTTGGATATATGTTTCTAATAGTTTTGCAAGTAGATATGCACAATTTGAGAGTCAACATCTTTGGTACACCGCCCCATCCGGCACAGCTGGCAATGCGATATCATTCACGCAGGCGATGACGTTGGGAAGCAACAGCGGTTTGTCAGTTGGAACTACATCAACAGCACCCGCTAATGGTATACTATCTGCTGCAACTATTCAGTCTAATGATCAAAATGCTTTTTGGTTAAATCAAGCAGGAAATACAACAGATACTAAACTTTGGGCTATTCAAAACCTAGTCACTAGTGGGACATTTAGGGTAAGGGCTTTAAACGATTCTGCAACAAATGGTATTAATGCTATTGAAATTTCTCGCTCTGGAATATCTAGCGTAACTACTGCCTTTATGGGCGGCAATGTGGGGATAGGGACGGCAACGCCAAACTCAACAAGTGGCTATTCAACGCTTTCGGTAAATGGCACATCTGGCGGTCAGATAACTTGGCAAACAGGCGGCTCGCTTATTGGGTATGCATACAACACATCCAATGGATTGGTAGTTGGGGGGGATACAGGTAAAGCATTATTCTTTGATGCAGGCGGCTCCCCCCGCATGACCATCACCTCCGGCGGCAATGTGGGGATTGGGACGGCTAGCCCGATTGCTGGTTTAGATGTAAGAATCGCTCCATCAAATGTTTCGGCTTATTTTCTTAATGCAGGAG